GCTATCCTTTGAGACTATACTGCAAGAACAGTAAGCAATAAGGAGTTCAAAGATGTTCCAAGAACGCTGCATCCAGATCAAGGCCAAGGTCAATCAACTGATCGCAGAGTACGAACATCGTCACCCGGGCCAAAAGGTTCCCCAGATCGACATCCGCTTTGATCTGCGTGGCCGCTCAGCAGGTCAAGCAGGCTACAAAGGTTGGAACTACTTCATGCGTTTCAACCGCGACATGATCGTGAACCAATCCTGGGACCACTTGTTTAACGACACCGTGCCACACGAACTGGCACACATCATCTGCTTTGCTAACGGTAGCGATCGTGGACATGGTGTGTTCTGGAAGCGGACCTGCATTGAACTGGGCGGTAACGGTGAGCGCTGCCATAGCGAAGCAGTGGTCTACGCAAAAGGACGCACCTTCGTTTACACCACCAGCACCGGCGCTACCGTTAACCTTAGCGAGACCAAGCATCGCAAGATCCAACAAGGTGCTTCCTACCTGTTCAAGGATCGCAGCAAGGGCAGACTGGATCGTGCTTGCTCCTACAGTGTGCTTGGTAGCACCACAGTGGTTAAGCCTGCTGTGCAGACTAAGGCTGTGCCCGTAGAAACACTGCTGCCTAAGGCTACGCCCTGGAACCTGCCCTTGGGCGCTAGCAAAGCAGATCAAGTCCGCGCCCGTATCGCCCTAGCCAAGAGCAACGGCGAAGGCTCCAGCGTGGTGGTCAACTGGGCAGTCACGGTGCTTGGTATGACACTAGCATTGGCCAAGACCTATGTCAAGAACAATTGGTCAAAGGCCTGAGGCGGTGGAGGGGCTTTGAGGAGGCGAGGAGGTAGTGGGGGGCTGTAAACTTACAAAACTTACAGCCCGCTTACAACCGCTTGCAAAACCCCACCATGGTTAGACTAGATCACCAGGGGCCGAGATCTCCAGACCTTTTAAAAATTTTGCAGCAAAAATTTTAGGGTTGTATATAGGTCGGTTGGGAGTATAGTGGTATATTTAGATTATATTATTATTAGAGTAAACGCCGCTAGGTATACCTAATTTTTCCAAGTCCATATTTACGTCAGTTTTGCCCAATATTCCCACTGCGGGATTCAGGACGTATTTACTATACCAACTATGGTTATTATCTTCTCTCCAAAATTCTCCAATGAAGTCCAATTTTCCGTAGTATTGTTTAGTACGTTTTATAAGGTCTCTATCGGTTGATTCTTTACCTTTCAAGTTAGGGTTAAAGCCCACGGTGTTAAAAAATTCTTCAGTATACATATAAGCCACTGGATCTAGGTCAGTAGAAAAACTAACTATGTGTGCGCCCAAGTTAATTTTTTCCAGTGCTTTTTCTATAAATCCGTGTTCTAGTATCAGTATATCGTCTGCGCTAAAGCATAGTATTTTATGTTTTTCGAATAGTATTTTGCTGTATTCTATTTGATTAATTGTCAGTGGTTTAATAGTTTTATTATTAGACAGTACAGTAGTAAGTGGGTATTTTGAAGTAATTGGGTTTAAGTTAAATTGTTCGCCGTTGTTATCTATAATGTAAGTATGTAAGTTCGGGTAGTAGGATTTCAATGAGTTTAAGTGGTTATTTAAGCAAGAATCGCGTAGTGTAACCACTGTATACCAAGCAATATCGTTAAAAGTGTAGTTATAGTTCATTATAGTAATTTATTTAATGTTATGTTACTCAGGAAAGGTAATAAATATTAGATTATGCGATTCAAAGAAATTATCAATCCTTTAATAGAATTTGTAGATCAAAGTAGTGATCCTTCTAAAGATCTTGAGTATTTAATATTACATACTGAACTAAGTCCTGAAGTCAGGAAGTTTATTACCAATACTGTTCAAGATATATTAAGTAAGGAAAAGTCTTCTGCAATGCCAGTTCAAAGCACTGGTACGGCAATATCTAAAAATGTACAAGATCCAAATACACAGTCTCAACCTGTACCAGCGCCTATTGTCAAACAGCCTGCTCGTCCTGAAGATCAAGTAGTCAGTGAAGGAAGTTCTGAGGAAGATGAGTTATTAAGTTACATAAATGATGTAAAGAACAAGGGTGAGTTAAGTAGATTATTATATGTAGTACGTGACAAGCAATTCAAGGACATTGCCAGTGAAATAGTCGAAATCAAGATCAAGTTTAAGCCCAAAGAAACCTATGAATTAATCAAGGGTAAGATAAGGGCGTTAAGTTCTAAAGTCCCAGTCAATGTAATGACTGATTTTTTAAACCAATGTAAAGCGGGTGGAGTACTAGACGCATCGGCTATGTTAAAGACTATTGGGGTAAGCAATATACCGTTAGTTGATCCCAGATTTCAAGTAGTAGCGCAGGCTTTTTTAGATTTAAACCTTGAGCGATTAGGCAAGGGTGAAATTGGATTAGCGTTCATGGGGATTAATGCCGTAAAAGAAAAGTCTGATATATCTATAGATAATTTGCAGATTGAAGTTAAGGCCAGCAAAGGTACTGATTTTTTCATGAAAGGGAATCCGGATGAAGGTGGATTCGGTAATCAAAGTGAAGCGGTAGCATATTTGACTGATCAGTTAAATCGTGCCGGAGGTAAGTTTAAGAAGACCAATCTTGCCAAGCAGGGAGGTATTGCTGTAATAGGCAGGGCTAACATTAGTGCGTTAAATCAATATTTTGCTGTCATGGGTAGAGCAAAAGTAATTGATGTATTAGTTAATGTATTAAAAATTTTAAACAAGGGTGCGCCGGAATTAGTTGATAATTATATCGAAGATATATCTAAATCTGTATTACCAGACGGGTCGATACATTATAATGTATTAAGTATGACCACAGCCAAAATAAATTTTGATTATTATAAAACAATGAGTCAACATAATGGGGTATTATTGTTAGATTTAACAGCATTTCAATATGCTTACACCGATAATGCAAAGTCGTTTGTTGATCTAATCAGCAAGGGTATACTACATCAAATGTACGCTGTGGATTTTAGATCTAATGGACTTGGTGGTATTGCGTATATGATGGGCAAGTAAAAATAGGAGAAAAATCATGGAAAGTAAAAAGTTTTGGGAAAGTAAGACTATGTGGGTTAATGTAATTGCTGCTGCGGCTGTAGTTATACAAACGCAAACAGGATTTATAGTGGGTCCAGAATTGCAGGCCTTAGCATTAACTGTGTTGAATTTATTTTTACGTAGTATTACCGAAAAGCCTTTAGAGTGGTAATTAAGTAGGTATATAATTTAGAAAAAAGTTTTTCTTTAGTTTGCGCTTCGCGCTGTTCTGATTTTTGTAGGTAGGTTGCCCGGCAACGTTAAATATCTGTTTACAAAAATCAGGAGTAAAACATATTCTATGGAACATTTTCATAAAAGCATATTCGGTTGGTTCAGTTATGATTACATATACAAGGACATGGTTGAGCAAGCAGATGATAACAGTTTATTTGTTGAAATAGGTTCGTTTCAAGGAGCAAGTACAGCATTCATGTGTGTTGAAATTGCCAACAGTGGTAAAAACATCAAATTCGAATGCATAGATCCTATGATTCCTATCGGTCATTACCAAGCATCTTCATTAGAAAAACCGCATGAGTTTGAGGGATATGGAGTTGACAAGTTCCATGAAAGATTAATATCAGTCAAAGATTATTATAAATTACATCAGATGGCAAGTTTTGATGCACACAAGTTATATGATGATCAAAGTATAGATTTCATCATGATTGATGGAGATCATAGTTATGATGGTGTATTCAAAGATGTAACAAATTTTTTACCTAAGATGCGTAGTGGGGGATTAATGACTGGTGATGATGCTTATGATCCAGAAATTATGAGAGCAGTAAGAGATGCAATCAAAGACCTAGATCTAGAAGTAGTATCAAATGGTCTGCATTTTTTTATAAGTATTCCTTGATTATGTATGAATATTTAGGCAAGTTACTAATAGCAAATCCAATGGTGTTAGAGCCCACACATCATAAAAATGTCTACATGGTCATAGAAGACACAAATACTCATATGATCGGAGTATGTATCAATAGACCTATGCAAAATGGAGCAGTATTTGGAAATGTAATGGCTTCAGTAGGGTTAGATAGTGATTATAATGATATTCCTTTGTATTTCGGCGGGCTCGAAATCACCAATAGAGTGTTTATATTACATTCGTTAGATTGGTCGGGAATGACTACAAAGAATCTCACAGATCATATAGGTGTTACGACAGATGTATCTATATTGGCTGCGCTAAGTCAAAATCAAGGGCCTGAATATTTTAGACCTTGTGTAGGTTATACAAGGTGGCTTCCGGGGCAGATTGAATTAGAGTTAGAAAGTAAAAATTCAGTATGGAGTATAACCACTGCTACTACAGACATTTGTTTCGGAACTGATGATTCGTCTATATGGACTGCTGCGTTAGTTGAATCCACTAAGGCTCAAGTAAACCAATGGTTTTAATCTTTTTCAGAATTTAAACTAGCCAATATATTTCTAATATCTCCAACTGCTTTTACATTTTTCACAGGTTTAATTTCTATAATTTCTCCTGTCTCGGGATCTGTACTAGTAGTAACTGCACTAGTTCGCTTCAATGAATTAATAATATTTTGTTGTTGTTTTTGTTGAGTAAAACTAGGCTCTTCGTCTTCCATAAGGTCATTAATTCTCAAAGTATCTATATTAAATTCTAGATCTACTTTTTGTCCTACGCCTGAACTCGAGCGTGTTTTCATAAATTGTATTTGATAGCGTCCGCGTTCTTTCATAGCGCGACTAGTAAAGATACCAATAACGTTATCAGCAGTTTGAATTTTGCTAAGACCTCCGCTGATATGACTATGATCAAATTCAATTTCCTCAACGGCTGATCTATTCAATTGACTAGCAGTAACAGTAATACATTGTGTTTCCATTGCTAGGTTTCTAATCTCTTCTGACACATATTTGTCTTTTACGAACAAATCGCTGGGCGATACCTTCACACTTAAAGGCATCATCAAATCGAGGTAATCTATTAACAAAACGTCTGGTTTTCTGCCTTTTTTGACCTGATATTCCTTCAAATAGGCTCGAATATCGTTACAATTTTTACCTGAAGGCATATACTTAATCTGTATGCTTCCTGCACGTTTTTCCGCCATTTTTACCTTAAGTTCAACATCGTCGATTGATTTAAAAATCTCTCTAGTGCTAATGCCAGTCATCATAGAATCCAGTCGCATAGCAACTAGATTTTCACTAAGTTCGAATGTTAAGTAAACTACGTTCAATCCCATCATAGCCCAATTAACGCCCAAGTTAGCAAGGAACAGTGATTTACCTCCGCCGGATGCTGCTGCGAAGATATTCAGTTCTCCTCGATTAAAACCGCCGTATAATTTCTTATCTACACTAGGCCAACCAGTGGATGTTTGTCCGTTATTGCTTTTAATTTTTTCAAGACGTGACCTCGGATCTTCAAAGTAATCTGTACCCATATCTTTATTAAGACTAATTTGAATAGCATCTTTGACCAGTTTTTCTACAGGGCCGTAATCGCCTTTTTCTAATAGATCTGCGGATTTTAGAATAGCACGTTCTAGTCCTTTATGGCGACTAAATCTTTCAAATTCGTCCATAAGCCAATCATAATTTTCTCTAGGCAATTGTAAGGTTTCTAGTTGTGTTCCGCAAGTAGAGTTAACTATTTTTGGTTCTGGCATTACTTTATATTCATCAACATAAGTATTAATGAATTTAGCAACATCTCGTAGTCGTTGGTCAAAATTTTCCGAATCAAAGATATTTTGACAACGTATAAATGTTTCTGCATCGCTCAAAAACATTTCTAGAAATAGTGTTTGGGTTTCTAAATTGTAATTTATTTTATCCATTTATTGTTTCTAATTTTTTCTTAAGTAGTTGTATTTTTATCTCGTTTGTTTCCCTGTAGTGCAAAATTGTGAATAGCGTATAAATTCTTCCATAGCGTTTCACTGCATCGGCTACATCTTTAATATCTTCTTCCCAAGGAGGGAGACTAACTGACCAATTATTTTCTAAGGCTGCGTTAATTAACTTTGCGCCAGGGCGATCTTTATCCGGAACTACTATTACTTCCTTGCCTAAACTTTGTATTCTTGCTATTTGAGTTTTATTCAAGGTATTATGCATAGCAGCCACACCGTCTATAGCAATTGCATCTAATTGTCCTTCGACTACAATAATATATTTTCTGTTATAAGTTTGATTATCTAAATTAAACAAATACCCAGCCTGAACCTCGGTCAAATATTTTGGTTTACCGTTATCTATTTTACGTCCAGTCCAGCCTACAATTTTACCTTGATTATAGAATGGTATAATAAGTCTATCAGTGTATCCTTTAGCAGGGGACCAATGCCAGTCGTACCAATCTAGTTGCATTCCCCTATCTGCAATATATTTTATTATATTGTTTAATGATAATTGTTCTTGTTCATCGAGTGATTGTGTAGTCCAAGCCGATATAGGTGCCGAATATCGAGGTAATTCTTTATCGTCAAGATCAAAATTTAAATCTAAAATTAGTTTTTGTGATGACGACTCATCTTTAAGTTTCAACGCATACAGACCAATTTTGTTTACATCTGTATCGTTCATACCTAGCCAAGTAAGTAAATTTTTTGTATATTGATTTAATAAATTGCCCGGTTTCCAACCTGCGTTGAAGTTGCAATTAAAGCAATGGTATTGAAAGCCTCCGTCCGGAGTTAATATCATTCCACCTCTTTGTCTATTATCTTTACTCTCACCTCTATTATGGCAGCATGGTGCATTAAAACTAATCCAACCGCTGGGTGTATTTTTTCTTTTAGGAGGTAAAAAGTTAGAAACTGTAATCTGAATCTCGTTCATTATTACAGTTTAATATCTAGCACAAAGTTTGTCAAAAATTTATTATTCAGATATTTTTTTGTAGGCAACCAAAGTCCAAAATGGTTCAACGCGGACTCTATATACATCATAACCTATGCTTTCGTAAAAAGCAGTATCTGGTCCGCTATAATGATCGTTATGTATGTTTCCGTCGTCGTTGTGTTGTTCTTGCCAGCCGTCGGGTGAACCTAGTATTATCACGCCGTTGTTGTTTAGTTTAGTTTCGATATCTGTTATAGTTTTTACTAGTTCGTTTTCGTAAACATGTTCAGGGCCGTGCCACCAAAATATCAAATCAAATTTTTCGTTAGTTAGTTCTTTAATATTTCGTACATCGCCGTTAATAAAACTATGATTTGGATATTTGCTTCTTCCTACCTGACAATTTCTTTCAAATATTTCCAAATGTGTTATATTGGGATTAATATTTAGGCCTTGTATAACTCTAACCAATGTATCTATTTCATACATTTTATGTGGCAAATTAACTATGCCTATGTTCAATACATTTTTAATATTTTCTTTTTCATTTTGTAACAAATCAAATGCTTTTTGTTCGTGTGCTGGGTACATTAATATTCCTTTAACTTCTGTATAATGCTTTATTAAACGATCCGTAATAAGATGGATTATCGTTATCTGGGTCTCCCGGTCCTTGATCCGGGATATGGATTATTCGTATATGACTGTAAATTCCGTTAAAATTTATATAATCTAAACTGGTATTACCGTTATATGTTTTAGTAGATATAGTGCTATAATTTCCGTTAGGACCTGGATTATTATCTAATGTTCCTTGTAATAACACAGTTCCTTTATAGTTTGTCATGTAGTAAACAATAGTGTGTAATGCGGTGTTGCCGTTGTATTCTGGATTGGCATATATTGCACTACTTTTATGTTCGTATCTAAATTCGTCGCCGTTATAAAATTTATTAAATGTAGAAACAACGGTACTATCTTTCAAAACGGGAAAGATCTCAGTCATGAGGTGTAGTGTTCCTGCCATACCGTAATAGGTATTAGAATATGTCGGCAAATAAGTACCGTCTGAATCTTGTAATTTAACATTATATTGATAACTAGTTCTATCTAAGTCAAGTGTATCATTTTCAGTCAAAGTAAGTAGTGCAAGACCTTTAGTTGAAGTAGTACCGTCATCAATTATTGATAAATTCTTTTCAATAATCAATCTTTGATTAATAGCATCAAACATGCTGAATACAAATGTTTGGGTATTGTAGACTCTTATCTTCTTTTGATCGCTATTTTTAAATTGTATCCTTACTTGATTTTTAATTCCTTTTTGAATTTTTAAGTCACGCTGATACATAACTTGATTCACTCCTCTAATAGTAGCGTCCAAATCTAGTGTAATATCAAGTGTATTTGAGTATAAATAGACTGGTAAATTTTGCATAATAGTATTTATTGAATATAATGAAAGATAAATTTCAAGACAATTATCCTTTTTTAAGTTGTATAAAATCCAATGATAGGGAATATATAGGAGTTATTATTAACTTTGATCACAACATCGCCAGTATATATGATATATCCATGATCAGTGATGATGAAGAACGACAGTTATTTTTAGAGATGGGCGAGTTATGGTGGTGGGAAAGTAACCGTAAAATTCCTATCAATATTTTTCTTAAAAAAGAGATGCAAATTTTCAGACCTTATGTTAAAACTTTTAATTCTAAAGATGTTGATTTATTATTTGGGCCTACAGTAAATCTAAGTGAAATTGCAGAAAAAAGAGTTAAGCGTAAGTCTATTCAATTAGTAAGAACTGTTAAGAATAGTCGTAACTAATCTTTTCGCAAATTAAATTCATCTGTACAATTACAGCCATAGCATATGCAGTAGCGTGTGATTTTTTGAAATAGTATTCGTCGTTACTTGGTTTAATCCAAACTTCTTTTAATATAGCATCCCAATTTTTTCCTATCAAATGTCTTTTAGCAGGTCTAATAATTGCTAATACTGCTGCTAATTGTTCAATATTTTTAGGTTTTAATTGTTGTAAAATGTTGCTATGTCCATTTACATGGAATAATAGATCTGTAAATTCAGTTTGTTCTAAAAGTTCCCAAAGTGGTTCAGTTTCCATTAATTTTATGAGATGGGCTTCGTCTCGAATATCGTTATACATACTGACATTCAAAAAATCAATTTTAAAGTATCCTCGTTTTTCTGCTTCTCGATAATCTAAAGATGCAGTTTGTGTCAATGGATTAACTGGAATTTGCTGACAATACACACCTGTATTATGTTTTTTTAATTTATTATTTTCGTTAATAGATGCAGGAATATGTTGAATAAGATTCAAAATTTTTGATCTATCTGAAAAATCTATATCAACGTCCATTTAAATTTTAATACTTTCTAAGTCTTCTTTAGTCAATGTATACACGCCTCTATGTTGGACGCTTATTGATGCACATTTATTAGCGTAAATTATAGCAGATTCTATAGATTTTGTTAATAGATAAAAGTAAGACAATGCTGCCAAAAATGTATCTCCAGCGCCACACACATCGATAACTTCAACAGTATCTGTTGGGAACAATTTATTTTTATATTTTGCCCCATTTGCTCCTAGCGTGACAATTAAATTTTCGCAGGTTGATAAAATTTGATTACTTTCAAGTTCGTTAATTTTTACGTAGCATCCTTCAAATTTTTGCAAATCAGTTTTTTTGCTATCAATAAAAATTGGACCTCTAAAAATAGTTCTTATTGCTTTTACATTATCGTAAGTTATAAACCCTTTGTTATAATCACTAATAACAATTGCATCGTATTGATTAAATGCAAGAGATTTTAATTCTGGATTAAAGGGTGTGCTAATTTTATCTTCGTCTACTCGAACTATATGTTGTTTGCTACGATCGTCAATATATCGGCGTTTTATTGATTTTTTACCGCTGGTCATAAAATCAATATCGCAGTTAAATGCTTCTAGATTATTTTTAACATTTGCAGCCATTCCTTGTTTTACACTCCAATTAGTGATTTTTAATATAGGAACAGGTGCTTCCGGATTTAATCTCTCGCAAGTACCGTAATAATATTCATCGATACAACTATCTCCGATCAATAATATCTTGAATTTTTTTTGTTGATGAGTATCTGTCAAGTCTTTCATAAAATTTTATTTCTTTACAGTATTCTGATCCTATAATCGGATTATCTCTGTAGTCGCTACCTTTAATCATCAAGTCAGGTTCGTAGTTTTTAATATAATCTCTAAGTTCTTGATCGGTATTAAAAATGTCTACCTTATCAACACATTTTAATGCTGCTAATAAACTGGCTCTTTCGTATTCGTTATTAACTGGCCTAGTAGGTCCCTTAAGTTGTTTAATTCTAGAATCGCTATCTATTAAAACATAAACATATGAGTTTGGGTAAGATTTTGCATATTCTAAAAGACGAATGTGGCCAACATGTACAATATCAAATGAACCGTTGACAATTATTTTCATCGCAAAATATAATGTTTATGTAATTTAGTTAAATCTGCACAAGTATAACTCTGATATTGAGATTTAATGTTTTCAGGCATTGGAATATATTCTATTCGTGTATTGTATTTACTAGCAATTTCGTTTGCTACATCTTGAAATGATTTTGGTTTTCCTGTACCTACATTCCATATTCCAGATTCTTTAACTTTGAAGAATGTTTTATGAATATCGATTACTTGATCTACATGTACAAAGTCTCTATAAAATTTATCTGAATTTTCAAACAACCTAATTACACCAGTTTCCCTTGCTTGTTTTTCAAATTTATGATATGGACTTGCTTGGTCTCCTTTATGATCTTCATGTGGACCGTACACATTAAAGTATCTAAATCCTTGAACAATAATATTGTCAAATCTTGTTGATCTAATAGATCTATCAAACAAATATTTGCTCCACGCATATGGACTTCGAGGATCTAATTGTGAATCTTCGTTAAAATTTTTATTAAGTCCATACACACTTGCAGAACTAGCGTATTGTAAATTTACGTTATGTGTTTGACATGCAACCAACACAATACAACTAAAGTCATGATTTTGTCTCATGATCTTTTCAACATCAGTTTCAGTAGTTGAACTGATTGCGCCGAGATGGATACACCAGTCTAGGCCTTCAAAATCTGGTGGAGGATCACCCCACTCATAAAATGAAAGTTCATGATCATTTTTTAATTGTTGGACCATGTTTTGTCCAATAAATCCTTTATATCCTGTAATTAGTATCTTCATAATAATTTAGATAATTCCTGTATAGTTTCAGATAAATTACCCCGATGTAAAATTGCTTTTCCTTGTCCTTTAGTTATCCAATCTTCGTAATTGCTCGGTCTATCGTCAATTAATATATCCCCGGGCCGACAGTGTTTCCATTTGTCGTAACTATGAGGGCCGAACATCACAGGTATAGTAGGGTAATATTTCTGAACCCATAATATTTTATCATAGTATGCCCAAGGCATATCGTCATCTTTAGGAACAGCAGTTAAGAACAATAAATTCCAGTCTTGATTATCGCTAACAATTTGTTGACAAAAATTAACTAATTTATCTGCTTCCGAGGTCTTATTTAGATCTCTATATAATCTAGGATTACTTGCAATTTTTTTCCAAGATTCGTGAGGCCATGAATGAGTTGTTTTATCAGTGTTCAATATTTTTCTAGCGTAACTATCAAAATCAGCAACAACACCATCCATGTCTAAATAAATCGTGGTCATTTTTGATTATCACCTTTTGCTACACGATAGTTATCTTCTACAGAGTCAGGTGTACTAACCTCTATCAAAGTACCTTCTTCTAAACAAATGACCTGATGGGGAAATAGCGGAGGATTGTGCCAAGTATCTCCTACGTTTAATTCTTTTTCAAAAACATCAGCATTATTTGTTTCAATGTATTTTACAATAAATTTTCCACTTAATACATACCATGCTTCATCTTTTTCTGCGTGGAAGTGCATACTAAATTTTGCACCTTTATTAAATTTCATTAACTTACTGCAATATTTGTCATTGGTTACCCAAATTAACTCGTGTCCCCAACCTTTTTTTACCATTCCTTCTAATCTCATAAATTCTCACTTTCTGCCATTTTTAATATTAAACTATATTGTTCATATGCTTTTTTCACTGCTGGATACTTATCTTTTAAGTAACGTTCGCGTTCTTTTTGTTGCATTATAGAATCAAAAATTCCATAATGGCCGCTGTCTTTCATATGATTATAAACTTCAGATTCAAATCTTGCAATTCTTTCTAATTCACTTTCAGCAATCTCTACAGTATACAATTTTTCTGTTTCAAACCTTGTAATTTCTTCTTGTAAAAATTTATTATAGTCCTCAGGAAATTGAAAGAGGGCAGTGTTAAATCTAGTATGTTTGTGTGCTCTTTTAGAATCGTCAATAATTCTAATTGAATGATTATGTAAAAATTTTCTAATATCAGTCATTCTATTCCTATTTCTTTACAAATTTCTTTTACTAGTGCAACATCGGCAGGAGTTTCTTTAAATTTTTTCAACCAATACTTAACTTCAAATGCCGGAGCAATCATTGCTAATTGTTCGTCGTTCATTTTTTGAACCATAGTTTTTCCTGCCGAACTATTTAATACTACCCAACAACTAATACGACCATTTAAGATATCATGCACTGCTCGACTTAACGTAACGTAATTAAAATAGTGTTCAAACTGTGCATTATTTTCGTCTGCCCATTCCATCATTGTTTGAACAGATCTCTGCACAGCAGATTCCACTGGTTCAGTTTTTAATATGTCATAAAGATATTTTTCGTAGAGTTTATCCTTACACCAATTATCTAATTTTTCACCGCTTTTAATAACGTAGTCAATAAACTTATCAGGGTACAGTGGATTAACATTATTAACAAAACTACCAAACTTTACAAACGCATTATAGTAACTGCTGTCAGCAAACTCATCATATGTTTTAGATTTCTTTGCATTTTGTGTCAATTGCCAAAATCTATTATAAGCCATAAATCCGGCTTGTACACGCTTTTCATCTTTTTGTAAAGCACGACGCTTGCGCTCGCACATATGCGCCACAAGTGTTTTTTCCTGCATGAATTTTTTATTACAATGTACGCAGGTATACGGTTGTTCAACTAGTGCTATCATTCGTATTCTTTACGTTGTTTTTTATCAAAACCCATTTTATCAAATAGTTCTTCGCAATCTTCTTTAGACATTAACTTTGCTAATAATTTAACATCTTCTAATTTATAAGTTGGATGTATTTCTATCAATAGTTTTTCTATTTTATTGGCTTTTTCTTTTTTGCCTTGTGCAAGATAAGGATGGTACATAGAAGAACCAATACCTGTTGCAGCAAATAATTTCCAAAGTAATTCTTTATGGTTTTTGCTTAAATCCCAATGATTTTTATTAACGTATTCGTTTGTAGTTTCAATGAACCATTCTTGCAAATCACTGTTACCTTGAACGTTACTAGTATACCGCATTAGGATATATGGACTAAATGCTTTCTTTTCTTCATCAGTGAGATTACTATAAAAGTTATAATCTTTAGTATCTACTGCCCTTAGTTCTCGTTTAATGTCAAGTTTTGCAGTTGCCATTTTAGTTTTTGCTAATCTTATATAAGAGCATAACATTTTCTATTGCTTTTTGTAAAGCAGGATTGTTTTCAGATTCTTTTAGAATATCTATCCAAATATCTTTTTGTTTTGCATCTTCTAGGAATTTTTGTTTTGTTAAACTAATACCTATTAGATTACGTTCTGTAGAACCAGGTAGTCTAGCATAAACAGTGTGGCCGCCGTCTGGACTTTCGTATATATATTTTGTATCTTGTATTAATGTTCCCATGATTTTACCAACATTTTGTATAATCTAAAATTTCACTTTGTCTGCTTACCTCTTTAACAAAGTATGCACATTTTGGTTCGTTACCTGCATGTAAGGGTGTGCAAAGTAATTGTCCTGATCTCATTTTAGGAAAATACCATTTAACTTCTTGATAAACATCTATAATATCTATTTCTAAAAATTCTGGTCTAAAACTGTTTATTGGATTGAAGCAAAAAGTTTTAAATCCTCGATCATTTAAACTTGTTAAAGGAAGAACTTCCATATCCGGTCCGTCGGGTTCTCCAACTACTGTACACCAATCTAGTGGCATAATGATTTCATTATCTCCGATTTGTAATACTGCTGCTGGGCTAGTAAAACTTTCTAAAAAAATCAACGGAATAAAAAAGTAATCAGGATTTTGATTATCGCTATTATCAAGTATAGCAAACCTCAGGTCTTCGTTTATTTCTTCTGGTAATTCATTAAGAAAAAATGTTTTATTTTCTAATGTTAAAATTTGCATAATTATTGGTATGTTACTTTCTCTATAGTAAAGGGGTATCTTGCGTCTTTATAGAATTTTTTTCGTTCTGTTAAATGTTTTTTAGCATATTTTGTAGTTGCTGTCAAGTCCCATATTTCTACATGGTCTTTGTCTTCAGCCTTTCTAATACCACGCCCAATGCTTTGTATAACTCTAACAAAGCTTTTTCCGGGTTCCAGAAGAACCAAATTAAAAATACGAGGGATATTAATACCCACAGCGGCCACACCGTAAGTCGCCACAATAATCTTGTTATTAGCAGTTTTAATCTCATCGTATTCTTCTTTTCTATCTTTTGTTTTTACTTCACCTGAAATAAAGACACTATCTGGTAATTCGTTAATTAAAAATTTTCCACTTTCGATTCTATCAACAAGTACCAGTGTATTGCCAGATTGACTTATTTGATTTATCAATTTACTGATGTAAGTCATTCTATCTGAATCTGTAACCAAATATTTTAGTTCTGCTGCATAGCCTGCAAATTCTTTCCATTCAGACGTTTGTACAATGTTAACATGGCAATTGCTTAGTACTCCTTTTTCTTGCAATTCGTATGCAGAAACACGATGTACTACATCCCCAAGACTTGCTCTAAGTGATTGATATTCAAAATCTTCTTTAGGTATAGTCCCAGTTAATCCCCAACGTATAGGGGCGTTGGCTAGATTTTGTGTTAGAATTTTTTTCAATACTTCGGCTTTAGCCATATGTACTTCGTCAACCATCACACATTTAATTCCGTCTAAAAATTCCGCCAATTTTAGCATTTCTATTTCGTTATCGTGTGATTTTTTGTCTAGAATATTCAAACTTTGCCAAGTACAAATAGTATGTGTACGTGTTAGGTCTTTTCTATCACCATAATACACACCGACATCTAAACCGCAATTAATAAAGTCTTCTTCTGTCTGTTCAACAAGACTTTTGTTAGGTACAATTGTAACAGTGTTTCCATATTTTTCACAAATTTTTGCCAAAGTTGCGGTAGTAATAGTTTTGCCAAACCCTGTGGCAATTTCTTGTAGACATTGGGGATTTTCTAAAAATTTATTAATAACTTCAACTTGATCGTCACGTAGACGAATAGGATTCCCTTCAAAGCGATGACCAGTTGGCCAGCATTTTTCACCCCAAAAATCCTCAGAAATTCGTTGAAATTTTAAGTCATGTGTTACCCGTTTATCCTCTAGTTCTATGTAGTAATTTCTTTCTTCTAAAAATTCTAAAACTTGAGGAAGCATCGACATGTATGTTGTACCGCCAAGGCCAAAAAATGAAATAGTACCGTCCCATCTACCTAATTTATAGGCCGGGCGGAACCGAGCAGTAGGGTCTTCGTACTTAAATTTCTTGACTAATGCTTTTCTAGTGTCGAGATCAAGATTTTCTATTTTAATATTAATCTCGTCTTTGATTATAATTTTACAGGTAGTCAACTTTTATCTCTCTTTTTGTGTTTTTTCTAAAATGTTAATAACATTTTTATGAGTAATTATAAAATTTCGTATTTTATAATGTGCTGAATAGTAATTATAGTTTAAAACACTATTAAATTCTATATCTGCTTTAAAAATAGTTTTAGGAATGTCGTTACCTATAAAAATGACTTTAGAGTTTTCTGAAATTGGAGAATTTAGATTATTATTTTTTACAAAATTGTTGAAGTCAGTACCAGTTTCTGAGGGCAATCTAAAAAGTACAGACATTTCTGTATTGTCTATACCTGCACTAAGAAATAAGTTTAACATATACTCTAATTTTTCAAGTTCTTTACTAGGAGATATGATTACAAGACAAGGTAATAGATTTTTTATTGCTGGCAACAGGTCAAACAATGAATTTTGATTTAAATCTACATCAAAACTCTTGCCCGGGTCGTGGATAATAAATTTTTTTAAAAGTTTATTTGGTAAATTTTCAATTTTTTCGTCAATTTTATTATCCCACGTAGTAATTCCAACATTTTTTGCAAAAATCATAGATTCTAAAAAATCAATTGATTGATTTTGCGGAGTGTAAGATGAAGTATTAACAAATTTTACTAAATTTTCATCTAAAACAGCCATAGGAATGCAACTTGCTATATTTTCTCTAATAGAAAGCACCTGCTTTACATAATCATTAAATTGTTCATCTCCAGTAAACCCATTTTCGTTCATTAAAGTCATAGAAAATTGGATACTTTTTTCGTTTAAGTTTAAAAACCATGATTTTTCATCCTTATCCCATATAGCGTAATCTAGAATGCCTTTTTGTTCTCTAAATTTTTTCAAAAGTTCTTCATCATAGGGAAATTGTATTTTTATTGCCCGAGTAAACTCAGGATACTCGACGATTGATATTGTTTTTCCCGAACTAATGGTTCTGAAAGGATATTTAAACTGAGGATTGTCTATCCATGGACCGATATTTTGGCCTAAAAACGTACTAATTTTAGTTTCATACTTTTTTAAAATACTAATAGACAAATTTGCCTGTTTTAATGTTAGGGTAGTACCTGTTAACAGTTGCGTAGACATATTTTGCAAAATTCTTAGTTCGTAAGAATGCATTAAAAAGGCAATTGATGAAGAAACTTTGGTAATTAGTGTTTCAATATACATAATTTATTAAGTAGGTTACGTTTTCCACTTTTCTAGTATCCAACTACTTGAATTCTTTTTATCTGTGCCACCTATACCGAACTCAAATTTTAGATTATGATCAATTACATCCATTTCTGGAATATTTTCTTTAGTCCTATCTCCGCCATTTGCAAAAATTAATTCGTCGTTAGGGTAATGTGCTCTAACTTGATGAATAAATTTTCTTGCAGAGCCATCTTCATCGTCAAATGTGTAAACTTCATCTACCATTCGGAGGTTATTGACTATGCACAACCTCTCATTCCACGGCATAAAGGCTTTACCCTTCTTGCGTTCAAGCCATTCGTCACTATTTAGACCCACTACAAGATAGTCACCTAAACTTTTAGCCGCTTTAAAGTAAGCAATATGGCCAGAGTGGATAGGATCAAAGCCGCCTGTAACTAAAACTATTTTCATATAACTATATCTTCCAGTCCTGCTGTTCGCAATTTAATGATGTTACTCAGTTGCCATTGTTTTATTTCTAACGACTTAATAATTCCCAGCCATTGATTGCGAAGCATAGCAAATTCGTTGATAATTTTTTCCATGTCAACAACATCGTCTTCGCCATCGACATATTTTTCAACATCTCTACTACTTAATGCACGTTGATAGTTTTCTAAATATTTTTTAAAAATTTTACTACGTATTTTTCGTAGTTCTATATTTAGAAATTCTAGTATTGCTTCAATTTCTTGAAGTTGGTTAAATCGTTGTTCAACTATACCAGGTAAAGAAGCCGAGGCTTTTTCCACGTTTCCATGAATTTTTGCCTCGGCTCGAGCGCTATCAAGTTCTTTGTAAAAGTATTCTATGCAGTTAGGAAGATTTGAAATATCTCTAGTAACTTTAGAATACCATCCCATTAATAATCCTCGTCTTCTTCGTATCCCTCGTCTTCTTCACCATCTAGACTTTTATGTTCTTCTAGAATAAGATTAACTGCATCATCTAGATGAGGATCGAATCCTTGCAAACTTTCAAAAGTTGCAATATCAACATCTTTACCAACAAGAAAATCTACAAATTGATTTGCAGCAGTTTCTCTATTTTTTTCCGGAATATATTGTTTAAATGTATCCCATATTTCAATAATTAAACTATCGTCCATTTATTCTTCCTCTGAAATTACAGCAGGGGTACTAACTAACGAATCATCCCATTCAAGCATAATAGTCATTAGTCTATCTTCTGACCAATTTTTGCGGAATTCGCTAGTTATTTCTCCTGTTTTTTTACTTACATATTGTAGTTTATTTCCGCTTTTTGTCAATACACCCATTTTTTCAAACATATCTACAAGTCCGCTAGTAGGACTCATACCAGTTGAATATGGAATTTTAACTTGTACTGATTCAAACGGTTTAGCATAACGTGTTTTCATAATTTTACAAGCACTACGTATGCCTAATACGTCACTGACTTTATTGCCATCATCGTCTTCTTTAAGTTTCAACTTTTTCATTGCAACTACAATACTTGAGGCATAAATGAATCCTTGACCGCCACTGATTTTATCATCTGGATCAAACATATCTTGACTTGCATATGTATGATTAGTTGCAACTAACCCTACGTTATAACTACCAAACATGTTAACACAATTACGAACCAATGCAGTTAGTGCCTTAGGCTTACGGCCCATATCACCTTTCAAATCACCTGCTTCGAATTGATTCAAATCTGTCGGAGTAAGTAGCATTCCGAGAGAATCGATAACAAACAATACCTTCATACGGTCTTCTTCAGGCATTGCGCGATATTCTTTCATAAACTCGCTAATAGTTTTAGCAACATCGTCGATCATTGCGATGTTAAGTTTAAGAAGTTTATTTTCGCTTGTGTCAACGCCTAGTGCATGTAGCCATGCTTCGTCAAGGGCATTTTCTGTATCAACTAGGATAACATAAATTCCCTGTTCTTGTGCATGACGGATAATATTGCCTGAACAGATATAACTTTTACCTGCTCCGGATTCGCCAGCAAACACTGTTACCTTACCAAGGGGAACTCCCTTAAAGAAGTCCCCACTGATAAGATAATTTAGAGCGTAATTGCCGGTTGAAACCCAATCTGTAGGATCGTTAAATCCAACACCTAGACCTTCGATAGATTTAGTAATAGATTTACGAAATTTTGAGATATCAAATGCTTTGCCCATAATAGTAATTCCTTATCACTTATTACGATTGCGAATCATTGCAATAATATCTGCTGCTCTACTAGAGGCTTCAGAACCGTCAGTTTTTGTCGATTGTGCAACTGGTGCATCATCTTCTTTAACAACTGTTGGTTTCACAGCAGTTTTAGCGGTTACTGGAGCCGCCTTCTCAAAAGGGACGTCGTCTTCCTCGATTTTATTTGCTGCTGGTTTATTGATTTCGGCTAGTGCAGTATTCAATACTCCTGCTGGTTTAAAATATTGACCCCAACGATCTAGGTCGTATGCTTCGCCGTCGACGCTGGCTTCGAACATTTCTTTAATAACCTTAATTTCCACATCAGTTGGTTTCTTAGGCAAAAAGTCAGATAACTTAAATAGTCCAAATTGTTCAATAGCAGTTTTTTCTGCTTCGGCTAATGCACGTTCGCGACGTGCCCAATTTGATGTTGAGTAATCAGCATATCCACCTTTACTAGTCTTAACGATTTTAAAATCTAAACCACGAACATAATCTGTCGGTAGTTCTTCAATTTCACTGTCCATTAGTGCGTTCTTAACAATATTAAAGATTTGTGAACCAATAATAAAGCGACGGATTGGATTCTCTGGAGTTTTATCTTCCTGTAGTTTTGTATCAACTACAAATCCTTGGAACAAGTAAGACTTCTTTTTCCAATACTTACGACCCATTTCTTCAAGACTTTTATCCTTGAACCAAGGACGTACTTCAGAAAGTACAGGGCAAGTTTCATTCCACATTTCCATACAAGGAACTTGTACAGTAACAGGCTTTGAATTTGTTTCGCCTTTAATACCAGCAAATGGAAGACGAATCATTGCTCGTTCAAGCCAGAAAAATGTGTTATTAGAGTCGCCGTCTGGAAGAAAACGAATAGTAGTAGTTGTACCTTCTGGCATATTCCAATGCGGATAAATTGCATTGTCACTACCTGATGTGCCGGATGCGGCTTGTGATGATTGTTGAAGTTTTGCGCGAATTTCTGCTAAAGTTGCCATAATGTTTCTCCTTAATGTTATGCCTTTAGTATGCCATTTCTTTAAAGCCCACTGACTAAAAAGAAAAAGTGCGTATAGAGTTAACTATACACACTTTATTTATAAAAAACAACAATAACGATTAAATTATTTTGCCATACCTGCCAATTTTAATATTGCAGCCATTTCACTTTCTGCAACATTGTCTTTTTTTGCTATCTTATCTGCTAATTTCTTGCCAGGTTCTGCCCTTGCATCAGATGCCATTTTGTCTTTTGCTGCCTGAACTTTTGCCTTAGATTCCGGACTATTTCTGTCAACATACTTGCTGTGTTGTTTTTCTTTAGGTCCAGATCCTTCCTCCATACTACCTTTTATTTTTGGTTCAAACTGTGGAGGGATTCTGCCGCCGCTGTCTTTTTCTAATTTCTTTAAAAGAGTTGCATCATCTGGTGCTACTTTATCTAAAACTTTTTTACCGAAAGATTTAACCTTATCCATCATGCCTTCGTCTGTTTCTGGTTTTAATTTTCCTGTTCTTTCTAAATCTCTCAACATATCAATACGATCTCGATATCCCTTAACACCAGGTTGAATGTCGTGTGCTGCCATACGTTGTTGAACAGTTGGATTATCAGCATGTTTCATTGTAGTTTTGTATGCATGTGATTTCGGATCAAACGTATCATTATGTTCTTTAGTGTTTGCTGACATTCCCTCAACTTTTGCTTTAACGTTACCTAATAATTCTTTTAATCGTTGAATATCATCTGTTTCTCCCATCACTTGCTCTCCGTGACGTTGTTGCCATTTATGGGTTAATTTTTCCATAAATTTTTCAGCGATAGTTCTTGCTTGTTTACCGGCTTTATCTCCAAATTTTTCTGCAATAGTTTTTTCAACATCAATTAAAATCCCTTCGTGTCCGTTAAATGGTCCTACGTTGGGGTTGGATTCATTAAATCTGCTTTTTACTAATTTAGCAATTTCACTTATCATAGATTCTTGCTTACTTTCTGCAACAGGTTGTTCTGGAGCAGGTTGTTCTGGAGCAGGTGGTGCAGAAGCGGGTTGTTCTGGAGCAGGTTCTGGTTGAGTTGCTGGCATACTCATACCTAATGTCACTAACAACTCTGGATAACTTTCTTGTGCCCATGTTTGAAAAACTTCAACCGGATCACTTTCTGGAAATTCGTCTGCTGCTAATTTTAATTTATCTTGTAAATCAGTATCTTCTATTCCTAACCCATTAAAAAATTGCCATGCTGTTTCGCCGTTAGGACCTAATTCTAGTTCTTGATTAGTTGATTGTAGATCAGTGAATGCTTGCTTTATATCTTCAATTTGATCGTCTGTTAGTTTGCCTTGTTCTGTCGCTTCTGCCCATTCTTCAAATTCATTAAATAAATCTTCTTTAACATCGTCGGTTTCGTCTAATTCGTCTGTAGTTTCTTCTTTAACGTAATCTTCCAAATCTATTTTTTCTTGCATGATACTGTGTATCAGAGGAAATAATTTTCCTAATTCTTCATTAAAAGATGAACTAGTAAATTTTGATTTATATTCTTCAAAAGTTACAGGATCTAATTCAGAAAGCATTTCATCATTTTGCTCAACTTCGTTAAATTCATTTACCCATGTTTCGTAATATTGACGTTTGCCTAAAGATTCTACTCTTGCTTTAAGTTCTTGTAATCGGCCTATGGCTCTTTCAGTAATTCCAGTTGCGTCATCATTAAGAGTAGAATGTTGTACTTGTTTTCTAAATTGTTGTAATTGAGCAATTTGCTCACTCATTTTAATAATTGCCTTACCTGCTGGATCATGAGGAATGCCGCCGTGATCCACGTGCTGTGCCATAGCAAATGCACCTGCTGGATGTATAAACGGATATTTAAATCTTTCACCTTCTGCATTTTCTATATAAATTGCCTTAATTCTTTTTGGATTACTACGGTCACCTATTCGACGTTCAGACATAGATTCTGTATGTCTAACAATAACTTGTGTTCTGCCCTTTACAGCACGACTTGTTTTTTTGGTGCTTTTTTCAAGCATCCAGCGAGATTCATTCATTGTATTCGGTGTCATAGTTTCTTCCTTTGGTCCTTTAGTTGCCAAATATTGAAAATCATTTCGATCTAAGTTGTCTTTTGCAATATCTCTAGTATCAAATCTTAACAATCTACGCATTGCAAACATACGCATTTCTTTTAAAAAATCGTACCATACTCTTTTTGCTAGATCATCTTGATCTTCGGTTATACCTTGACTATAGTAAATCTTAAGACTGCCTACGTCGTTTAAATTAATACTGATACGACCTAAATTAATTCCTTCAGAGACAAAATCAAAATCAAAAAATCTTGCTTCTGCAGGATCGATAGTAACAGCCCCAGTTTCGTCGCCCATTTCTAAGTTAGTAAAACGGCTTCGAACTTTATCAAAGAGATCTTGCGAAATTATTTGTATTGCTTTCATAATAGTGTATTTATTAATAATTACTTATATAAATGGGCATGGGCATTACGAACTCATCTTCTCGTTCTTCTCTCATTTTATCATAAATTGCAGGATCCCAATCCTGCAACATCATAATCATTCGTAATGCTAATAACAAACTACTAACAAGGTCGTCAGTTGATCCAGTTTTACCTTCAAAACTTATACCTTTAGCAACGAAAGTTTTAAGTTCAGATATCAAAGGTTTAGAAAATATCTTTAACCTATTGCTTTCGATTAGATGTTTTAATTTTGCACAGATAGCAATTTTGCTAGTATGTGTTGTATTAAATCCTTTTCTAAATCTTCTTACATGTCCTTTTTTAATTGGTTCACTTAAAAATAATCCTGGTATACTTTCTTCACCAATTTCCGTAATTGAAACTAAAGCCGCTTCGCCTACAGTGTTGTTTTCGACAGAGTAATAGATACTGGCTTGTGCTCCTTTTGCTGCAAATTCGTCGTTAATGTGAGTACATATATCTCTTAATATTCTTACTTGAGCCTGAATTGTTGTCAAATTATGTTGCCATTCTGCAACTTGTATAAACGAAGGGATTTCTATTACTTGTATAGCAGCAGGATCACCGCCTGTTCCTAAACTAGGATCAAGTGCAACAATGTATGTACATGATGCATTAATCTTTTTATACCACCTACATTGCCCCATTTTCATAAATGGTTCTTTACCTTCAAGGTCGGCTAATTTAATACTACTAATTAACGTTTCGTCAAATACTAAGAATTCGCAATCGTGTTCACGTCTAAATCGCTCTTCGCCAATTCTACTACGTTCAATTTCTGCCCATTTTTCATCTCTATCAGGATGTTCGTTCCAATATGCTCTAAATGGAAAAAATCCATTACGTCCTGTTGTAGTAGTATTTCCATGTTCGTCAAATCTTTTATTTGCTTCTTTCCATATACTTGCAAATTGATCCTCGTCGCTATTAGGAGTACTTGTAATAATTGCCTTACCGCCAGTTGCAAGTGTAGGTGAAATACTAGTCCAGAATTCACTAGCAATATTTGGTGCAACGAATGCAAACTCGTCTGCATATAGTAATGACAAACTCATACCCCGGCCAGTTGTTTCAGTAGTAGTTTGAGCAATAATACGACTACCGTTTTCAAATTCAATACTTTGTTTGTTATAACTTGTACAACCTGCTCGGATATTGTCAGGACACATTTCGTATGCGTAACGAATACGAACCATAATTTCTTGTGCACCTGTATATTTGTGTGCTGCAATAAGAATAGTGCTATCTGGTACAAACATTGCATACCAAAGTAAGTAACCGGCGGCAGTTGTTGTTTTACCAGTTTGTCGAGGTAATAAGTTAACATTAAATCTATGTTGGTGATAACTATCTATCAATCTACGTTGATAGTCAAATGGTTCGTATTTTAGTTTGCCTCTAACAGGATGTTGAATGTAGAAAAAGTTTTCAAGGAAGTAATGTGGACCTGTTTCTGGATCCATACATTTAGCAAGATTTTCTAGATCTTCTTCTGTAAATCTTTGTGTACTGTGGGCTTGTTTTACAAGTTTCCCATCTAAGTTTTTGCTTCCCATAATATTATTTACTGAAAAAAATAGCCACCTAAGTGGCTATTTGGTTAACTTAAACAGTAATTATTTTTTAAGTCCTGCTAATTTTAGCATCGATTCCATTGTGTCTTCTAATGTGCCTTGATCTTTTTTGATAGCAGCATCAGTAGCATCTTTGCCCCAACGGTTGTCCATTCTGGCTTTCATACGATCGCTTTGATCACCTGCTAGACCTGTTCTATTTTTCCAAGGATCGTCACCAACCGCCATTTTGTTGTAGGCTTTTGCGGCTAATTTTTGAGAAATTTCTGATACTCCTTGATTGTTTCCTAAAACAGACATTGCTTGTTGTACTACGTTTGCCATCATTTCAGGATTACCTTCTGCTTCGGCACCTTCTTCTCGTGCAAATCTATATGCTTTCATTAGTTCACTATCACCGCTCTGTTCTACTTCGTCGTAATAGTCACCTAGTTCATCTGCAACAGTGTCGATCATTTCTTCACCTGCTGATGCTCCGTCATATATAGTTTGTAATACATCTAACACTGCACTACGTATAGATAATTCATCTTCGTGGTCTGACATACCTTCTGTTGCATTTTGATCTTCACTGATAAACTTACGATATTCTGCCATTAGACTTTCGTAAGTTGCAGACATTGCGTTATCACCAGGTTGTGCTGCTGGATATTGTTGTTTTTCTTTATGTAGATCATTACCACTAGGAACAGCAGCACCATAACCTGCAACTTGTTCGTCAGGTGTATTATCGTATTCGTCTACTTTTTCTTCATCATCTGATGAATCGATTTCTTGATCACCGTCGTTTTCATCATCATTTGATGTTGGGTTAAGTTTATCTATCATAGAACGCATTACAGAAGTATCATCTGCACCAACTTCTGGACTTGGCTCGACTTCGGAACTAGGCTCAACATCTACTACTGCAATACCGTCTGCTCCGCCTATTGGCTCTTCATCGCCCATTGGCATTTCTGGTTCTGCTGTCGATTGTCCTGCTAAAGTCATAATGTCTTTCAGCATTGCACTTAGTTCTTCACCTGTTGCTGCTGTCATATTAATGCTTGCAGGTGAATGAGGTTGACTCATCCCGCCCATCATGCCACATTCATCTAAACTTTCGTTTAATTTTTTTTCTTGGACAACACTAGGATTCTGTGCATCTAGTTCTGCAAGACGCTTTAATACATCAATCATTTGCATATTATTTTCCTTTGCCGCTAATTGGGCCTAGTTTTTTATCTTCAGAGTCTGTGTTAAATTTTGCAGCACCCTCTGTAGGAATTTGTTCATTGCGTTCTTTACGCTGAAGTTTTAGTATATCATTTAATTCTTTAACAAATCCACTATTGTATTTGTCACCGTAAAAGTCTTCAAATTTAGCGTTTGGAGATTCTTTATAGTTAGGATCATCTAATAAAGCACCTTCACGTTTTGTAGGTTCAATATGTTGATATTCTTCACTAGGTTCGCCTGGACGACGAACAGCAAGATGTGTTTTATTAATACCACAGTTATTTGCAATATATTCTGTTAGTTCATGTTGTGTTGTTGGATATTCAAAAGTAACTTCATAAATATTAACTTCACAATTTTTTACTTGTGGAAAATCAAGTGGTAATTCTTGAATAGGTGTCTTACCTGATTTTTTCCATCCACTAACAGTATATCTTTCAAGAGCATTTTTTAGTTTAGTTTCTTGCTCAGTGGTAAAATCTCCAGCAATTTTAATGCGGAAATCATATTGCTTTTTTGATTCTGTTAAATGTTCTTTAAATGATTTCATAGTTTATTATTTATTCAAATTCTTAAGTTTTTCAAGAATGCTATTTCGATCTGTAATAATATATCCTTCGCCTTCGATCGGTTCTCCTTCTTTTGAACCTGATTTTTTATCTATTGCTAATTTTTTTAATTGCAGGTCTACCATTTTAAGTTTTTTATCAATTTTGGCTGACTTTGCTTGTATAGCAGCATTCATCATTTGTGCTGCAACTTCAAACATCCGTGCACCATATCTTGCTTCAACATTCATACCTAAGTCCATTAAGTCGTCGTAGGCTTGTTCGGCTTTAGATGCTAATGCATCTAATTCACCGTCAGCCAAGTCCCCTAACCCTTTTACTCTAGGCAATGCTGATGCAATTTTATCAAACTCTTCTAATTTTTCTTGTAAGTCAATAGTAGGAGTAGGTACAGATGAAGACTCGACTGCTGGAGATATAAACTCTGTTTCTTCAGGTTGAATATTTAAAATTTCTTCAAGTTTTTTTGTCATAACACTACTTATTTTATTTTTGATCCGGTATGAAAAATATCAGACTCATTTAAAATTCTAAATTTAATTCCTTGCTGGTTGCACCATTTTCCAGCCGCTTCCCATTTTGCCATATTTTTTACATATTGGGCTTGATTGTATGGATTTTTACCAACACGTTCTTTTATCATTTGATTAGCCGGTTTTATTTCTATCAGTTCAGCATGTTTTTTCATATTTTTATCTTCGTAGACGATAAAAAAATCCGGTACGTAAACTGTATTTTTTCCTGTTAGTGGATCTCTATAAGGAATTTTAATACTTTCACTTGCCCACTGTTTTATATTAGGGTTATTGTCGCAAAACTGCATAAAAATTCTTTCCCAACTACTTCTATACCTCGGCTCATTTACACCAATATATTTTTCGGGATTTTTTATTTTATAATTTCCTTGGCTAAATTTTAAAGTCATGGAATAATGTTTCTTGCAATTTCTAGATTAGTTCTAAATGGTTTCGATATTCCTAAACTACTAGTGCTAAGTCTATTGTAATTTAAAATTTCAGCAACAATACCAGAAAGTTCTACATCAGATAATCCTCTTAAACTATCTAAAATTTTCATAGGATCGTAACTATCTTGTCTAGCCTGACGCATTATAATAGTCGAAATGGCCTCGGCGGCTGTGATATCAAATCCTTTGCTATTAAAATATCCAGTCATTGCTGCATATGCAGTTGCATTTATTTCTATAGGCGTAGAATAATACGCATCAAATGCTTGTATTGTAGATTCTAAATTGTTATTATTAATTGGTAAATTTGAAAAATTGTTCACGGTCCGCTACCACCTGTCTTTGGAAATATAATTGCAGCAGGATTTGCTCGTATTTTACCATCTACACTGGTATTCAATCCCTTGAATATGTTAATACCGACACCGCCTGGTAAATTTATAATTCCTGGTTGATTTTGTGTAGGAGGAGGATCGGAATATTTTCCTGAACCAGAATTTCCCAATGCCCCCAATATTCCGCTTGCAATATTATAGCCTCCTGGCTTTACTCTGCCTAATCCTGTTTTGTTTATTTGGTTTCTGATTAATATCGATGCAATGTCTGTAATAGGATTTCGTGTTTTATAATTTCCGCCTACTACACCGAATACTCTTGCCTTGCCTGGTTGATCAAATTCTGATTTCTGTCTCGAATATTGCGGTGCATTTTGCGAATTACCTGCAATTTGTAACGGACTAGGAGTTTTATCATAATATACTGCTGCAAATCCTTCTGGATTTGTACCTGCTTGAATTTGTCCTTGATTGTAAAAAACATTTTCATAAGCAACAGACATTCTATTTTGTAGAATTTTTGCACCTTCTGATTGACTTAATGTATCGTGTGCCCAGTCAGTTATTTTTGGATTAACTAAAGTTATTTGTGTAAATTGCTGTTGATGTAAAACATATATATCAATAGATGTTATAAAAGGTCCTTGAGTACGTGCCGAATTATACCTTCCATACAAATAATCAGATTGTTTATATTTTGTATCATTAAATTCTGGAACAGATTGATCTCTAACTGCGCCAGAAGTCGATGCTCCGCCATAATTACTGTCATAGTAATAATGTTTATAGTAATGTACCCAAAAACTGTTTACAATATCTGCATTATCGTCGTGAAATTCTATAGTAACAGGATCGTATGTTAATTTTGTTTGTACAACAGTTTTTCGATTATATTGATTTAATGTATCGGTATGAATTTTAAATTTCGGAAGATCTATTTTTTTTACCAGTAGTCCAAAATCTTGAGAATCTCTATTTGCCCATGTATCGTTTTCAGATAAAGCATCTCGATTGAGATTAAATGAAACAAAATATAAAAATCCTACTTTTGGTGATAAAGAGTAAAAATCGTCAACATATAATCTCGAAGCGTGTTGATAATCTTTTAATATAGGGACTCCGCCGGACTTTGGATCAATAGATCTAGCGTTCGTTAACCAGTTTGTAAATGCGTTACTCATAATTAATATTTAGTCAAATAAAAAAGCCCAGTTTTTAGGCTGGGCTTTATAATTATTATCAATTTTATTAGCCTGTAGTTAGGCCTTGTGATGTAGGTGGTCTTACAACACGGCCGACTTCTAAACCAATTCCGCTTGCTGCACCGCCTGGTGCTTCTAATTGAATAGCATTATCAAATCTTATTGTTAACGAAATATCCATAGCAGCATTTTCACTATAATTGCCTTCTGCATATGTTGCTTGTTTAATATAGCATCCTAAAAATTCAAAACTTTCTAGTGTAACTGGTTCGTATTGTCCGTTACCACCGTCAAGAATTTCAACACGCATTCTAAACTTATAATCAATACCTGAAGCAGCGCCGCTTTGTTCAAAGAAATCAAATTGTTTCTGAAGTTGTTCACCGACCTTTTTACTTACAACACCGCTAGCATCATCACGTAACACAAGTTTTGTGTCTGCAAAACTATGTTTACCTGCTAATTTAATTGTGCTATTGTACACAGGAAGATTAATATCTTCAAAAGTAACATCGGGCCTTGCAGCACTTACAACTTGTTTTGTTAATTCAGTGCTAGGATTGCCCTGAACACCAAAATTATCAAATGTGACTCTGAAACGATATTTTAATTTTGGCATCAACAGTCCTTGAGTTGTTGCTGCTTGTGTAGCGCTCAAGGGTACTGTGAATCTATTTAAACTTGCAATTGGCATTTAAATGCTCCTTAATTTTTTTAGTATTTACTTATTATAGTCCTGCTGCAATGTCACCAGTATTTTTCAATCTTAGTGGTATGTAAATATATTCAACTGCCTTAACAGGTTCAACTGCTATATCTAACCATAACTCATTACGATCTATTCTTGCTGATGTATTATTTGTTTCATCACACACTACAATAAAGTCATACAAAGCACGTTGACCTACTAATTCTAATAATAGGCTTTCTGCGGCTGCTTTAATTTCTCTACGTGTTTGAGCGTCGTTTGGTTCAAATAAGAACGGACGAGCCATAATATCTAATTGTCTGCGTAGATAAACAACTAATCTTGCTACATTAATTCTATCTAATGCACTAGCATTTCTTGCACGAGTTTTTTGTCCGTATGCAACAACACCGACACCAGTTAATGTTGCAATTGGATTAACTTTTGCATCGTACAATACATCTCTTAGTCCTTCATATAATGCTACTGATTTAAATTCACCTTCATCAGTAATATATCCGACTGATGTTGCATTATCAACTCCACCACGACGAGTACCTGCTGGAGCAAACCATTGATAACTCTTGTTGTCGCTATTAATAATAGTACGCAACATCATATGACTCGGAGGTACAACAATATAATTTCCAGTGTTATCGTTTGTATAACCACTTGGATACCACATTGCCATATATTCGTCATAAGTTGTTGCACCGACATCGTTGTTGTCTAATGCATTATTAGTGTTTTTTGCCCAAGCACTTAATTCTGTACCAGTAGGCTTTAATCTAAATGGTGTATCACCAACAACAAATGCAGTTAATTTACGATCTGTATTTAATTGTACCATATTTGCAATTGCTTCGGAGTATCCCGGTGTTGCTAATAAATTAAACACTAGCGTATCTGTATCTCTTATTGATGTATTGCTATCTATTGTTTCTTTTAGAGCATTTACTACTTGTGCTCGCTGTGCTAAACGACCAAATTGTGGGCTTCCGTCTTCTGCGGTCGGATACTGACTTACCCAACGATCCGGGGCATATGCACTCATAGATGCATTACTCATACGTACATTTGTGCTGTTAACGTCTATGTAATCTGTTATATATTTCTTAACATTGAATCCCGAACGACGTGTATTCCATAAACGCATTCCTTTCGGATACAATGCAGGATCAGGTGCATCAAAATCAACAAAGTCACTTGTTAACAAATCAACAATACTACTAGGAGTTGCTGAGGTCCCTGTTGTTGCCCATCGTGCATCAGCAAATAGCCATCCGTCAGGTGTGGATTGATCAGTAGTGTCCTGTTTAACCCAACCGCTTGTTGTGTTGTATACATAGATATTTTTACCTATACTATCAACATCAGATGTATCTATCCATATATCACCGTCAACTAGTGCATTTCCACCACTTTGTTCAGTTGGTTCAGTTGCACTTACAATAGGACCATTAGGATCTGTAGTCGAATAACCTGTGAAGTTTCTATAACCTACCCATTTTGACCCTTCGTGGATCATTATATCAATTTCGTCAAGAAGTTTACTATCATACCATAGGCTACCATTTGCAGGATTTGTGTATGGCGCATTAGCAGATGATTCGTAAGTTAATGGCTTCCATGCAGTAATCATATAATCTGCACTATCTCCAGAAGGACCTGCATAAACATTTGTTAAACTTGTAGTAAATCCTGCTGATGCAAATGGTGTGCCAGAAGTTTCATTTATTTGAAGATCCCCGCCAGCAACATGTTTAATACTTAATTTATTTGAGGTAGCATTAAATGTTGCAACAACATTTGTTAATCCTGCTGCCGATATACCACTTGCAATTAATGAACCTATTTTTGTAGTAGTATTTTCTGCAATGGTAACAGTTTTCCAATCACTCCAATTTGTTGTAGTGTTAGCATAACTTTCACGTATTTGGAAAGTAGAACTTGATATTGCCGTAGTAAGTGATGCATTACTTATTGCAATAGTTTCACCACTTGAATTTCTTCTCCAAAGTTTAAACTCTGCCTTATTTGTTTTATTAGGATCAGTATCTACGAATAATGTACCTACTGCAATATTTTTTCCGCCAGTGGAATCATAACCTAAAGATGCATTATTTACACCATTATATAATGGGGCAGAAACTGTTGTCCAACTTTGACTTGCACCGTTGTAATATTTGACACTCCATTTTGCACCATTTGAAGGTGTAGTTGTAGTTATCCAAACACTGCCTGTTGCTGTTGATGTAGTAAATGCTGGATACTTATAATGCTGACTTATTGCTAATGTTTTTCCGCTATCAAATGAACTGTCAACTTCTGTCCATGTTGTATTAGAATCTTTATAATACAATTTTCCTGTTGTAGAGCCAGTTAATACCATACAGTAATCACCTCTAGAGCCTACTGTTATGCCGTCCGGTGCAGCACCATCAAAACTTGAACTACTGCTATCATCATTTAATACGATAGGAGTTTTAACAGTAAATTTTTGTGTACTAGAATTCCACTCTTTAATACCATATAAACTTTCATCTGTATCTAACCAATATGTACCAGCGACAGGGTTGCCTTTTGGTTCAATACTTGTTGGTTCAAGTTGAGCGGTATCTAGATCTGCTCTAACTACATAGACTCTAGAACTTACACCTAGTGCGCTATATGCGGCTTGCAAACCATATTCATTTAATTCGCTACCGTGTTGTGGTTTTCCGCTAGCGTCTGTGTAAAACAAAGGTGTACCGAATGTATCAACTAAATCACGTTGTCCGGTAATTAACCAAATTTTTCCAGCATTTTCGGCAGTGGTTCCTTGTGCAACATCTCCGCTTGGATTTATTTTATCTTGTGCAGATGCTACAAAAATCATTGGTGTGGTACCAGGTGCGGCAGGAAGATAAAAACTCTCGTCAACTACAGTAACCTGTACGCCTGGTGATTGCATATTAGCCATTATTTGATCTCCTCAATGGATTGTACTTTGATATATTTAGTTAATAATTCAAAAAAATACAATTGATAAATACCAAAAAGGGATTGAAAAAGGGCGCATGATAAGAAATTTATGTAATTATTGCAACCAAAGACCTGTTGCTATTAACTACTATAAAAATGAGAAAGCATTCTACAGGAAATTATGCGATCACTGCTCTAAAAAAAGAAAAAAAGAAAGACCTCTTTGGGCCTTATCTGGTTATAAGAAAAAACTTGAATGTGATAAATGCGGATTTACATCAAAATATCAAGATCAATTTAATGTATATTATATAGACGGAAATCCTCTCAATTGTCGATTCAATAACCTAAAAACAGTATGTGCTAACTGTCAACGAATTTTACACAAACTTAAACTTGCATGGAAACAGGGAGATCTAAAACCTGATTTTTAATTTGTTCAAATAGATGATCAATAGTTCCGTTATTGTCTAACTCAAGATCAATACCGTTACCTATCCATGCCCATTCTGAACTATGAATTTTACTCGCTCTCATTCTTGCACGAGCAATGGCAGATCCTAGTACGTGATCTCCTGCATTGGCTAATTTAGCATCAGCATACCAATCCGGATCTTGACCTCTAATTATACGAACTACTTTTCCGCCGGCACGTTTAATTGCTTGTATTTCATTCGGAAATCTAACATCACTAATAACAATGTCATCTTTACTTTTGCGTAGTCTATTTTCTAAACTAGCAATCCAAATATCATCGTGGAATCCTTGACGACAAACTTCTGTACCCCAATTTTGTAAAACCCATCGAGGAGTAAGTTGCGGCATATTCAGTCGTTCTGACCACCAAGTATCTACTTGTTCTCTCCACTCTCGTGCTTGTTTAGTGCGTCCTTCGAGGAGAATTCTATCCCAACCAAATACTTGACTTACTGCATCTTTAAGAGAATTAGCAAAACTATCTCGTCGAAATCCGTGGTAATTAATCAAATAATCTGCGGCTGTGTCCTTGCCGCTGCCAATAAAACCACAGAATCCAACTATCATAGTATTCTCCAAGCAATACTATAATTTATACTGTAGATGTTTAGATGTCAATAAATTTATCAACCAATTACAAATGTAAGTGGAGTGTCACCAGTTTTGTAATTAATTAGATCTTGTTCTAATCTTTCTAATTCTGCTTTTCCCTCAGTTTTTAAGGCAGTACCATTCAGTTGTGTTCCACCTTGAGGACTTGCTACTTGTGAAAACTTTTCTCTTGCTTCACCTAACATAATTTTGCAAGTTGCTAAACTATAATCTTTAAGCCATTGATTAGCATACGGATCTTGTATTAAGTTAAAATCAGGTCTATAGTTATATAACCACAGCAGAACTTCTTCTTCGCTACGCGGTCTCTGCATCAACGTAATTTTTTTAGTAGTCCTGTTAAATGTGAAGTTTATTTCACTGCCAAACATTTTACCAACTTGTTTTTGGTAACTAGCAAATGCATAGTATGTTGCTAATCCCCCCATATTTGTTGCAGTAAGCAAATATGTGTTAGAATATGCAAGATTAAATGGTTCAAATAATGTGCCGCCTTGGCCGCCACCCGACCTGCTACCTATACTACGTCTAAAAATTTGACGAACTTGTGTAACTTCTTGAGGTAAAATATAGTCGTTACGATCTACTTCGATAGTTAAAAATGCAAAACTTTCTTCCACTGCATTACTGCTTCTTGTTCTAAAATAATTCAAAGAACGATCAATAGCAGTATTATAGTGAATAGGATCTAGTTCTACATCTACCATGCCATCACCTAGCATAGCCTTGCAGTAGTCTATAATTTTTTGGCGTTCATTTTCGTTTTCGGTCATAATCATATTTAGCAATAAATATACTACTATGCCAAGACTAAGTTTATATAGGCCCGAAAAAGGCAATGATTTTCGATTTTTAGATCGTGTAATTAACGAACAATTTCAAGTTGGCGGAACTGATATCTATTTACACAAATATAAAGGTCCGGTTGATCCTCTAGCGGGTGAAAGTACTCCTACAACTCCGAATAATTCTAATCCTATACCAGAATTAGGTATACAAGATTTGTTGTTTATGGAAAATAGAGATAGAAAATATGATCCTGACATTTATATTATTCGAGGGATATACACTTTACAAGACATTGATTTTAATCTTAGCCAGTTCGGGTTATTTTTACAAAACGATAATATTATGATAACATTTCATTTGCGTTCTAGCGTAGAGTCGTTAGGACGTAAAATAATGGCCGGTGATGTTATTGAATTACCCCATCAAAAAGATGAATACGCTTTAGATGATAACTTAGTTGCATTAAAAAGATTTTATGTTGTACAAGAAGTAGCACGTCCTGCATCCGGATATAGTCAAACTTGGTATCCACATTTAATACGTGCTAAATGTGCACCTCTAGTTGATACTCAAGAATTTAAAGAAATTTTAGACCAGGACTCTGGAGCAGAAGATGGTAGTACGTTGCGTGATTTATTGTCAACGTATCAACAAAACATAGAAGTTAATAATCAAATTATTGCTCAAGCACAAGAAGATACTGGAAAAACAGGATACGATACTCAACATCTTTATGTTATTCCGGAAAATGATAAAGGGTTAATTGATACTATAGATGTATCTAACACAGATATAAATGCTAGTACAACATATGTTGACGCTAGTATAGTTTTAAATACACCTAAACAAGATTATTATATAGGTTATTTAACTGGAGATAAGTTACCGCCTAACGGAGCGCCTTACGGCTTTGGAATTTCATTTCCGATGAATCCAGTAAACGGACAGTTTTATCTTAGAACAGATTACATGCCAAATCGACTATTTAGGTACGACGGACGTACATGGATTAAATTCGAAGACAACGTAAGAATGTCAAATACCATGTTAGGTCAAACACAAACTACAGATCCTACAATGGTTAGAAATAATCAAAAATCTGGATTTATTAACAATACAAACACAGCAACTATTGCAGGTGAAGTTGTACAAGAACGTCAAGCATTGAGCAAAGCATTAAAACCAAGAGCAGATAATTAACTAGGAGATTAAATTGGATTATTTTTATGACGGCCAGATAAGACGCTATCTATCACAATTCATTCACATAATGAGTAACTTTAGTTATAAAGATTCTAAAGGCCAACTAGTTCAGGTTCCTGTGCGCTATGGTGATATATCAAGACAAGTTTCTCAAATTCTTAAAAAGAATAGTGAAAACACTATTCCTAGTGCTCCTTTTATCGCCTGTTATATCAAAGACCTTCAATTCGATCGTCCTAGAATACAAGATCCTTCTTTTGTTAGCAAAATACATATTAGAGAAAGAGCATGGGACGATAATAATCAAGAATATTTAAATGTACAAGGATCTAATTATACTATAGAACGTATAATGCCAACTCCATATCTTATTACATTTGCTGCTGATGTTTGGACAAGTAGTACTGATCAAAAATTACAACTATGGGAACAAATTGCAGTTTTGTTTACTCCTAGTTTTGAGATACAAACTACTGATAATTATGTCGATTGGACTAGTTTAAGTGTATTAGATATCGAAAGCCAGACATTTTCAAGTCGACAGATTCCTCAGGGAGTATCGGAAGATATTGACATTTTTTCGTGGACATTTAAGGCTCCCGTTTGGATTACACCTCCTGCTAAAGTTAAAAAATTAGGAATTATTACTAAAATTATTTCTAATATATTTTCTTCTAATGTTCACGGTACCATTAGTTCATTGTATGACAAAGCAGGTGCTTCAGAAATGTTCGAAGGTACTCAGCCCGATTCAACATTAGTTATTACTCCGGGAGATTTTGATTTATTAGTATTAAACAATACTGCAAGATTAATTAAATCAAATGGTGATGGGGAGGATATAGATTTATCTAATCCAAAAAATTCTACATCGTGGCATAAGATTTTAGATTTTTATCCCGGAAAATTTAGAGCAGGCCTAAGTCAATTAAGATTTAGTGAAGCAAATTCAACTGACATTATTGCATATATAAGTTTAGATCCCACTAACGATAAAGTTATGAGTTTAAATATAGATCCAGATACTGTTCCTACAAATACAATATTATCTGGTAGAGGAACTGTAGATGCAATCATTAATCCAGAAACCTACAATCCTACAGGAGTTACTGCTGGTACACGTTATTTAATTTTAGAAGATATAAATGTCAATGATCAATTTGGATCTATAGGGTACGATGGCCCTGATGCTTGGAAAAATACTAATGGTACAGATTTCCAAGCACACGGAAATGATATCATAGAATGGAACGGAACTTCTTGGACAATAATCTTCGATTCTACATCAAGTGATGATCCAATTTACATAACTAATGCATATACAGGAATACAATATAAATGGAATATCGATTCTTGGAAAAAAACTTATGAAGGAATTTACGATAAAAGTTTATGGAGACTAGTTCTATAATATGTAGTGGCGGATTATTTTTAAGTAAAGATACTAAACGTTTTTTATTTTTATTAAGAAATCAAGGAAAAACAGCAGGGACTTGGGGTATTGTAGGTGGTAAAAAAGAACCCGGTGATTTTACTCTGTTAGATACGTTAACAAGAGAAATAACTGAAGAAATAACAATAGCCCCAACAATTATAAAAACAATACCTTTAGAATATTTTATAAGTAATGATCAAAATTTTCAATACAATACTTACATATTAATTGTTGAAAAAGAATTTATCCCAATATTAAATGCAGAACATGTTGGATATGCATGGTGCAATTACGAGGCTTGGCCTAAACCTCTTCATCGAGCACTTAAAAATTCTCTTAATAATAAAATTATTAAAGCAAAATTAGATATTTTATTAGATTTAATCTAATAAGTCGGGACCAAACGCCCATGTTCCGAGATGACGTAATTCTTGACTTAGTAGAGTATCTACTTTAATTGTATAACCTAGGGAATTTATTTTTTGGCACAATATCATATCCTCACCTAAGAAATCGTTTGATTCGGGGCTCCACCCAAATTCAAACCAAGGTTTAGACATATTTTTAAATATTTCTGTTTGCATAAGAATACAGCCCATTCCTATACCTTCTACTTCTACTAGATTATCGCGCACATCAAATGATAGAGGATTTTCCCAGTCTCCAATTGTTTCATACGCAACCCCTTTTGCAGGCAATTGTCTACGAACATAATTAGCCGCAACTATCGGTTCATTGTGATTTAATAATCTTACTGCTGTGGTTGACGGGAATACAATATCACTATCTAACCAAAGAATATATTCTGCATCTATTTCTAATGCCATAGTTGCTAATCGTTCTCTTTGAGTTAGCAATATTGTACTAGCATCCATGAATACATGAGTATCAATGTCGTTCATAGTATTAAATTTTACAAGTTCTGCTAAACTCATAGCGTGAGCAGAATGTAAAGTATCCCGACAAGGAATACAAACTGCTAATTTACCTTTTTTACTCGACCATTTACTGGATGAAAATACTGAACTCTTCTTCATGCGCCTGCTACATCTTTGCTTAAAGTTTCACCTTTAATAACTAACCCTTGTACTGAAGTTATTAAATCTTGTGTTCTTTTCGCACATAGTATAAAGTCAGTAGGGCTTAATTTGCAAGCAGTATTCATTGAATCATAACTTATTTTTCCACCAGTTAATACTTCAATTGCACTAACCCTGGCTAGATTTTCAATGAATGAATCTTTTAGTTCATCATCGGATCTAGATAATAATTCTTCACAATCGTTCTCATCCATATCTTCTAATAGTTCAAGTAGATATGATAGTTCTTGTTTTTCGGCAATAGTTAATTTTTTTGAAGAATTTAATGTTTTGATCCTGGTCAAAAACTCAACTAACGTTTGAACGTTTGATGTTCTATCGTAATAGGTAATTGTATCTAATTCCCATTTACTAGGACAAATTACAATTTTAGTTAAAAATTTATCAATATTTTCTTTTTTCATATTATGGATAATTGTAAGGTGTTGTTCTGCCGCCGAATGTTGCCGAGAAACTTATTTGTGTACCTGCTGTTTGGTTAACGCCATACGTAGCATTATTTCCCAATACTGCACTGAGTTTAATATTTTGACCTCCAGAAGGTGCATTTCCGGCAGAACCTGGCGTATTATTAGTATATGCCTGATTAACTTTTCCAAATGAAATTGCACTTCCTGTTGCCGGTAATATTGCCATAAGTTTCTCTTGCGGCCTTTCTATTTATTAGCCTTAAAATATCCTCAATAAAATATTGATTCGAATCCTTTATAAGAATATTTATCTCAAATGTTATTTTTGAAATTTTCATTAAAGATTTCAAAGATTTTATCCGGAGATTCAAAACAGTCTTTTCTAAATTCTGCTTGTTCCCATATCCAAAATTGTTTTGTTCTTAGATATTTTCTAGATTTTAATACATTGATATTTTCGTCATGTCCAAAAATTTTAGGATCGCTTTGCCCAAATATAACTAATCCTCTAACACCTAGATCCCAACATAAATGTTGACCAAAACTATCTACTCCTATCCATGTATCACATGTTTTAATAAGGTCACTTAATTCTGTTATACTGAGATTTTTTCTAAAATCAGGAACAAGTTGTTCCTCACCTTCTAATCCAACTTGAATTATTTCATTTCCGTTATTTATTAATAAATTTATTAGTTCTGGCCACCAAGGATAATTTTTAGGATGAGGTTTATTGTCTCTCATAGGTTTTGCAAATGGAAAAATTATAACTTTCATTGTTTTCCTTCTACATATAATTTTCTAAAAGCATTTTCTAAACTATCAGTCCAATTCCATTTATCCATTTTTTCGTATATATTAAAATTATCTATATTTCCAAATAGATCTTTTGCTTCTTGTATACTTCTTCCAGGAACAATCTCAGGAAAGCATGAAAAAATTATAGGATTTTTAATTTCTGGTAATACATGTTTGAACACAATATGATCACCTAATCCACAATCTAATACAACTATGGTGTTATTTTTTAAATTTAAGGTATTTCTAAAAATGTGTTCGTCGTGATCAAATAGTTCCTTAACTTCCATACGTATTCCGCCGTATTGATTTTTCAAATGCCATGTGATTGCATTTGGAACTAACAATAATTTATAACCTTTTTGTTTTAATCCATAAGTAAACAAAGTTTCTTCTCGGTGAGCAACTCTACTTAAGCCTAAATTATAATCGTGTATACCTGCTCTGTATAAAAAACTACAATGTAAATGATCTACATCGTACACTCCTTTAATATAGTCCCATTGTAAATTGGCTTCTTTATCTATGTTTTCTAATTTACCAGTAGAGCCGATAACAGGTGAAAAAGGCGGTGTAAGTATCGACCCTGCAACTCCACCTACATCCGGATTTGTATATTTGTATAATTCTTCTAACGTGTTAGGGTCAGGAACACAATCGTCATCAACTCTCCAAACCCAAGTATAACCCATATAGTTTGCTATTTGATGATTGTAATGTTGACCTTTTTTTGCACCAAATAAAACTTCCCATTGTATACCTTTCTGGTCCATGATACTAAAAAGGTACCTGTATAATTGTATTTCTCTTAGATCTTTAGGACTATCATTATCGTCAAAAATAACTAATTTATCAACTCGTAAAGTTTGATTTATAACAGCATTAATTGCTAACGGTAAAGTAGTATCGTATCTACCTCTAGTAGAAATAGAACATAGAATGTTATTCATTTATATGCTTCTACGGTTAAAAATAATTTTATTGTATTTGGCATTACATAATTTGAAGCAGGTGCAACACGAATAACTTGGTTAAATTTTGCCCACGACAATTGCGTTCTTAATTGGTCTTCTGTAAATAAAAATTTATGTGTTTGACCCGGAACCCACGGATGAGCAAAAAAATGCCCATACAATGCAACCCTAAAATCATTATCTGCTTCAACAAACGCTCTGCATGTTTCTAAAAAATCAGGAGTTTCTAAATAAAGTTTGCCACCTGGTTTTAACACTCTATACCATTCTTTTAAGACTTCTTGTCCTTCAAAAAAATCAAAATGTTCTATAATATGAAATGCTCGAATTTCATCTACACTATTATCTTCATAAGGTAAACTTCTTACATCGTGTCTAAAGTCTACTTTAGCAGTATCCGGTGCATATAAATCAATGTTTATGTAATCATCTTGATAATCATGCCCGCAAGCAAGATGTAATTTAAGTTTAGGTAAAAGTTTATGTTTTTGATCAAGTAAACTGTGTTTAGTATGACCTAAACTAGCACCACCATTAGATTTTACAATGTAATTAGTAGTAGTAGATTTTTTAAATACAAATTTACGATCTTGGTCGTATAACCTACACCACATATCCCAGTCTTCTACACTGTTTAATGCATTATCAAATTCGTTATTTAAAAAACAATCTATTTTAGCAACTACACTTGATATCCAAATAAAATTGTTGTGCTTTAACTGTCTGCCTATAAATTCTTTAGGTATAGGAATATTAACAGGAGATGCAAAATCTCCGTTTTCTAAAATAAAATTAGGTGTTGAATATACTATGTCATTGTTGCCTAATTCAATTAAACTAGATTCTAAATGGTCAATAAACCAATGATCGTCAGCATCAAGGAATGCAAGATGTGTACATCCATCTTTTATAGCCTGTTTAATTAATACGTTTCTTGCATTACTTTGCCCTTGATTTATTTCGCCGTTAATAATAACTTTATCTTTAGTAAAAGAATAATTGTCAATTATATTTTTACTGTTATCCGATCCGCAATCACTGTATATATAATGTATAACATTCGGAAACGTTTGAAAATTTACCGAATTAAGCGAATCAACGATAAATTTTTCGTCGTTGTAAACCGGTGTTATAACACCTATTTTATATTTTAATAATTCATCTTTCATTTTATTATATCTTTGCCTTAAAATTAATTTATTTCTTTTTACTGTAACTGAACTATAAGTTGATATTTCGCTGAATGTTTTATTATTTTTATGGTATAATGGAAAATTGCCTACATTAGTTCCATTTTTAAATTCTACGTCACTGATACATTTTATTTCGTATCCAGCCTGTTTTATTCTTACTGCAAAATCAATATCCTCACCGAACCCGGGACTAAAAATTTCATCTAGTATGCCAATTTTATCAAATATTTCTTTACGTATCATTGCACACCAAAAAACAATGAAGTCACTATTTGCATCGTTGTCATAAAGACTAAGAGGACCAGTTAACATTAATTTAGAATTTTTTCTAAAAGGTTCTTCTAGTGCGTTTACCCAATCATTCTTATTTGATGGTAAAATTTCAGTATCATTGTTTAAAACAATTACAAATTCTCCGATGGATTTTTTTATGCCTTCGTTAGTTGCCTTTGTATACCCTAATGCTTCGTCGAACCAAATTAATTGAAATGGGTTTCCTAGTGATTCTACATATTCTTTTGTAGAATCTGTGCAACCGTTAGCAACAACTAAAATTTCAATATTTTGTAAATCAGTATATTTTTTAATAGACTCTAAACAAGGTTTTAACAGGTCTTCACAATGATTGTAGGTAGGAATTATTATAGAGTATTTCATATTGTAAAAAATTAATCAAAAAAGAACATTTGCCATAATCTAGAATTTTCAATATATGTGCCGAAATACTCAGAAGCAGAGTGTATAGAACTTGCATCAAATATAACTAAACGATTATACACATTTCCTAAAACATCTACAGGCTCAAATGGTGTTCTATCTAAATGGGGATCACCAGGGGCATTTTTTTTCCAAGAATCGTCCCATCCTGGATCATAAAAACTTCTTGCTCTTGATACTTTATGGGCATACAAAGTAGTTCCGCATTGGTATGGTGCATTTGGTGTTAAGTACAACATACCTGCCCATCGTTGATCGTCACAATGATAAACTAAAGGTTCTCCAGAATGACAGTTTTGGAATCTTCCATTCATTCCGTGATCTTCCCATTTTATAATTTTTATTCCCATAATTTCTTCAAATTTTTCTTTTAACCCTGGAAATAAAAATTGTTTTTCTGTTCTTCTACCAATAAAACCTCTACCAAACCCTCCTTCGATATATTGCTGTTCTAATGCAAATTTTCTTACAGTATCGGGATCTGAATAAAAATCATCTACTATCCAGGCTTTTGATTTTGTGTTTACCGAAACACTAAATCTTGAATAAGGCTTATTTTCTACTTTTGGTAATAAAAACTCTTTAACTTTAGGTAATTTAAAAATTAATTCTGGTAGATTTTCTAAAGGATATTCTTTTAGAATTAAATTTCCAGTACCTGAAAATGCTACATCTCCTACCTTTAGGTTTTCATTCCCTACAACTTTACGTTTTTCTTCGCTCGACCACGGGGTAGGTTGTTCATCACCGATAACGTCGTTATAATGTGCCCACGCATTTGCTTTTATAGCACGTTTATCAACACCCCCCATCCAAGAAAAATGCCAACCTAGATCTTCTAGCATTTTATTCTTTTCATGCAGCCGAGCATTTTCTAACGGTATTCTAAAATTTGCACGTAATCTATGAGGATTAATTTTTTTTAATTGAGATTTAGTACATAAAATTAAACCTAGCCAAGGAAACCATTCTTGATGTTCGTTATCATATACTCTAAGATCTGCTCTTCCTTCTAAATGAACTAGCGGGATTCTAACTAAAGAAGTTTCTTGTGTTTGTCTAACTATATTCGGAACCCAACTAAGCAACTGAGGATTTATTATTTCATCTGAATCACCAAATATAAAAACAGTATCGTCGTCGTATTCATCAATAACTTGAAGCAACGAATCTTTTTGTAATCGTTCTCTGACTCTAGATCTTAAAGAATTTAAATTAACCATGTTGTCTTTACCGTAAACAACTGCATTATATCTATCGATATCTTGTATTTCTAATTTGTTATCTTCCGGTATGTCTAATTGTATAATTCTAATCTTTTCTTTAGGCAAATTTAATTCTTCAATTACTTTATGTAAATTAAATTCAATAGGGATACCACTTTGAGTCTTATTAGATTCGCAAATAACAAATTCATCTACGTAATCTTGAAATAATTTAATTCTAAATTCTAATAACTCTCTACCATACGCATCAAAATACGGAAAAAAATCTACTATTTTTTTATTTTTTTTCATAACAGGTACCACGGGATTTAATTGTTTAGTTTTTTTACATACAGCAATAAAATAACCATTATGCCAATCGCTAAATTCTCCACCTAATCCGAATCCTTCGGGCTTAGTAGGAACGATTTCTATCGATGACAACATCTCTAATTCTAAATTTTGTATTGCCTTGTGTGTTCCGTTTTTTACACTACTCCAGTTCCAGTCATCACATATAAAAACAAACTCATCATCTAGCGAATTATAAGGTATTACTAATCCATCGTAATGATCGTTTTCTTCGTGAGGGCCATCAAAAAAGAAAATATTATATTTGTCTTCATTAGAAAAATTAACTTTTCTAAAATCATCATTAATAATTTTCATACTGTTTTGATTTTTATCGTTCATACATTTAGATATATTGTCGATAAATTCTGTTTTTGGTCCTCCGAACTGTGACCAGTTGTCAACAAACATAGTTTTTACATTGTTCGAATACAGTACTGAACATGCTGTGGATCCTTTCCAGCATCCTATTTCTAAATATCTAGGATTTTCAATTTTTGACACTAATACATTAATAAAATTTCTATATTTTTTTCCAGACATTCCGTTTAAATTTACGATCCAGTTGGGTATAGAAAAACTATTATTTTTTAAAACATTATCCAATGCGTGTTGAATTAAATCTGTATATTTGTTTTCTAAATTAACATTCTTTTTAACATTAATAGTTAAGTCGTACCCTTCTGTATCTTTTAAGGTATAAGAAATCATTTTTGTTTTGCTATCTATCATTTAGTGTTCCTGGAAATAAAAATTTTTCTACTATCGGTAATTCAAAAATTTCTTTAGGAAGGTATTCTTTTGGAAACTTTTTAAGAACTAATTCTACATTACCACACGGTGGAATATCGCCTTCATTATAATCGTTATTCAAAAATTCATCGCTTTGGTCATAATTTTTAGTTACCAACCAATCATACGAGTCATATCTGTGTTCCCATGATTGTTTTTTAATTAACCTAGATTCTTTTCCACCCATCCAAGAAAAATGCCAACCTATGTCAGTGTAAGGTTTATTGGTATAATAGTCATTAATAAAAAAACTATATAACTCACTGGGAATTAATTTATTTGACCTTATTTTAGTAGGCGTTAGTTTTTTTAATACAGATTTAGAACATGCAAACATTGCCCAATCCCATGCTTGTGGACAATTCCATGTTCTGTTGTATACTCTAAGATCTGCTCTACCTTCTAAGTAAATTAAAGGAATATATGTAAATCCGTTAATGTTAGTTTTGCAAGCATTAACTACACTAGGAATGTATAACGGATTAATAATCTCATCAACATCACCGTGAATAAAAACAGTGTTATCATCGTACTCGTCTAAAACTTTTAAAAGAGCATCTTTAGAAAACCTATCTCGAACTCTTGCTAATTTAGATTTTAAGTTCGATTGTGTATTCCCGCTTATAAAATCTAAACAGTTTAATTCATCAATTTCTTCAAGGACTAATTCATCATCAGGGGGTGTATTCAATTCAATGACTTTAAATCTATGTTCCGGTAATCCCCATTCTTTAAGTTTATTTTTACATTCAAATTTTACAGGAATACCAGTATGACTATAACTAGATTCAGAAACAACAAACTCATCTACATAATCTTTAAGTATATGATATCTTAAAAGAAGCATTTCGCTTCCGTAAGGCCCATAAAAAGAACAATAGTCAATAACTTTTGTTTTATTTTGTGAATTAGATAACTGTATTGATTGTCTATTGTCTATGTATATGTTTACCCAACCGTATTTTTGACAAAAATCATCGTTCCAAAGTTCTTCGGTGATGTCAAATGAATTAGAATCGTTGTCAATGAATAAAATTTTAAAATTTTTAAAATGTTTTAAATATTTTTCTCTAAATTCATAGAACTTTTCTCTTTTATCTTCTTTATAAAAATGCCATTCTCCGGATATTTTTTTTACATTAGTAATAATCCAATCAAAATTTTCTTCACTAAAGAAATCGTATTCTCCACCTTCGCAATCTATTTTTAGAAAATCTATTTTTTCTAAATTATACTCTTTTATTAAACTAGAAAGAGTTAGCCCAGTACCTCTTTCATTTTTTTCCCAAGAGGTATAATCAGTAGTTTCATCATATAATGTTTCAAAAAGGACATTACCGTCTACTTTAGAAATTCCTTTGTTCAAACAAATAACATTAGAACAATTTGAAAGATTAGATTTTAATGTGTTAAATAATTTACTGTGTGGTTCTAAACAAATTACAGTTTTAGGTTTTTTGTTTAAAATCGAATATGTAAAGGGGCCTACACTAGCACCAATATCTAAAACAATATCTCCTTCTTCTACTTCAAATAACTTTTCGTAAAATCGATTATCTAAAATATCTTTTTTAAAACAGTTGTTTAAAAAGTTATTGTTTTTAAAAATTCCCCAATCAAAGTCTTCTTTTTTATCGTAAACATGATGTAAATTTTTACCTGTTTCGTTAAATTTTTCTAAATGCATCAATACTTTACTTTTAAAATTTTCATCTAAGTTATAATTTTGATTTAAGTCGTTAAAAATATTTCTAGATTCATGGCATAATCCGCACCACCAAGCAGATAATGCTTTTTGATATAGTAAAGCATGTATGCCGGGATAATCGACTTTAGTTTTTAACGGTTCTGCATTAAACTTGCATACGTGTTCACCTATCGAAGCAATTAAAAATGAATCTTTCCAATTACCATCTTTATTTTCAAATTCATAAAATCGACTTAACAAGTAATATGCTTCAGGTCTTGTAGGACAAATAGATATTGCGTTTTGTAATAACCCTTTTACTGTAAAGTTTCGTGTACCTTGCCTATCAAAACACATACTTGCACGAATAAGAGATTCGTATTGATTTATTAAAACATTAGTTCTTTCGGCAGCACGTAGATAATAAGAAACAGCAGATGCTAATTGACCAATTGATTCATAATGAAATGCTAAATCAAAATTAGTTTGATAATTTTCAGAATTAAAAACATAGTCTTTTAGGAGACGTTGTAATTGTTGGTTAGTATTCATAGTTTTTTTAACCATAAAAATAACATCATCTATCTTATTTTTTTCTTTTCGATGATCATATACAGTAACTTCGTAATCAAAATTTTGAGATTTTGGAATATTATTTTTTAGTTTTTCTAGAAAATCAAAATTTAATATATCTTCAATTATCAGTACTCCGTTGTTGTTTAAACAATCTAAGTATAGTTCAATACATTTAAGTTGACTTTCTTCTGTATGTGGTCCGTCATCTATTATAACATCAAAACCGTTAGGTACAATAGTTTTTAAATAATTAACAGTGTTTACACTATACGCATCTTGAAATAACAGTTGTACTGTATTATCAGATAATTTTAATTTACTTTTTACACTTTCGTGAATATTATTTTCAATATCAATTCCGACAATTTTAAAATTTTTAAGTAGTTCTTGCCACAGTATTAAAGATCCGCCCCAACTAACGCCTATTTCTAATAAAGAACCTTTTGAATTTATAAATTCAGATAATACTTCATCGTATATTTTACCGTAAGAATGAAATGTATCTTTATCTGTTATGTTGGTTAAATTATGTTGTGCTAATATCTCTGCAACTTTTTTATTCATATCAATTTATTGTAAATTTATAAAATTTTCTAAAACTTTTTGAGGAATTTTCAATATATAAGCAGCATTATCTTGAAATCCAAAACTCATTAAAATATCGTCGTTATGCACACACATCCCGACACAAAACTCAACATGCCCTTCCATAAAATTAAATTCTTTAGAGGCATGTACAATATTAAAATTTTTATCCCAAAACATAAAACGATGTTTGTAAATAGCGTCTTTTCTTCCTACTTCACTGTTAAATAACTCAACTTCGTGAGTACATGAAACATAATAATTTCCTAAATTAATTACTTGGGACCCACCCCTTAGATCATTCGGTAATGGAATGCTTTGAGATAACGAAACTGTTTTTGAAGATTTAGAATTTACATCAATTTTTACAACTTCTGTCGGATTGCTCCATTTAACATAATGATATGGATTGTCTAACACAGGCATCCAATTTTTTTCACAATAAGAATTTGGATCGTTAGGGGGAGGTATTCTATCTCTTGAAATTTCTACTACTGAATTTTCTTCTACTACAATTTCACATAACTCCATTCGCCCTGTTCCAATAGTATCAAGGTCTCTTCGAACGCCGGATGTATAAAGTTTATTGTTCCATCTAAAAATTCTTGCATCTTCTAGCCCGACAAAATCCCATTGCGGTTGATAGTTATCGAATTTGCTTGTGTCTATTTTATTGTATCTAGAAATATTTAAATTATTATCAAGTTCGTAATAATAATTAATAGTTCTTAAATGCATATCATTTTCGGGGTGAACATATGTTAATGGCCCCCATGCATGTTGAAACAATTTTTTTTCAGAATGATAAAAGGTATAATTTACATGTCTAATAATTCCTATTATTTTACCATTATCATTAAAGATGCTAGGGTTCATTAACCCAGTACCGTTTGTAAGTTCTGCAGGAATAACTAAAGGATAAATGCTGCCTCCGTTTGACAAGGCATACTGTGCTAAACAATTCATAAAATTTTATACTATTAAATTTAAATCTATTTAGTAGGTGCAAAGGCAAGTATAAAATAATTTTGTTTAAAGTCCAAATTTTCCTTTATAAGCATTAAAATTTTGTAGTATTTCGGCGGCTGTCAATGCTCTATTAAAATGAGAATATTGATATATTTCAAAGTTCTGTGTTGATCCGCCTCTATCATAACCAATTCTATACATTTCTCCTGTTGTGCCGGAAATAGAATTAGTGTGCACCCCCGTAACAGTATCCCAAAGTACCCCATTTAAATAATGTTTTATATTATTGTTTGCTCTATCTACTACAGTGGTTATATTTTGTATAGATCCAGCAGGTAACGTCGATACTGTTGATTGGTATGATTGTTGACTGCTATTATGATTTAAAAATATTGTTATCTGGCCTGTGCTAGGATAATTTAGTACCCAAAGATATCCTAGTAAATTAGTATCTCTTGCTTCTACAATTACATTAGCACCATTATCTATCTGTTTAATCCAACAACTTAATGTAAAATTAGAAGTTCCCATCCTAAAAGGTGTTGTCGGGGTTACATCTAAAAAAGCAGTATTTACATTAGGGATAGTTATACTATTTGTATTATACGTAGGAGAACCGTTTATTGTAATGGTCTCATTTCCTGTTAAATCTAATATAGCCTGCGAACTAGACCGGGTACCTGCAACGAAAGGAGTTGCATAACTTTTTTGCTCAAGTTGAATATTTGTTATAAAAACAACTATTCCTGTATTATCATTATCAAAAAATAATTGTTCTAAAGTAGTTGTAGTTGCTAAAGTTTGAAATGTACCAACACAATACCTCCAACCATCTCCTAAACTTGTAACCGAAAAACTTCCGTTCCTAGTTACAGATTGACTTGAAAATGGTTGTATATAGGTCGTACTTTCAGGCCAGCCTGCATCAGAAAATTTCAAATACACATCATCAAGTAAATCGTTGCTGCTCCAGTATAAACAAGACAATGTATAGTATGTCGATGCATTCACAGATAAAGTTGAATTATAAAGAGTTGTCCTCGGATTATCATTTGCAATACCAGTTGTTTGCCAACCTCTATATGTTCCTCTATATGATCCAAGATACAAATCTTTAGTAGCAGTTGTTGCTGATAAATTAGATCCGAATAAATTTGTAGTAGATTCGCCTATGAATGATTTTTTATTGTTTAGCAGATCAAAATTAAACAATAAAGAATTATCTATGATATAATTTAGTCCATTAGAAACGCTCATAATCCAAATTTTCTTCTATGGGCATTAAAATTTTGAAGGATTTCAAGATCTGATAATACTCTATTATATTGATATGCTGAATATATATCCCCGTACCACATTCTAGATCCGGCATAGTCATCACTTGCTGGTCCTCCAAAAATTACATTGTCACTTACTGCTGCTCCTAGTTGTCTCGACCCTGTTGCATCAATATTGCCATTTAAATAAACTTTTATATTATTTGTAGTAATTGATCTGTCTACAGTAACAGCAATCATGTAAACATTATTAATACTAGTCAGTGTTGCTCCGCGTAGTGTCCAATCACCGTCTGTAGTTCCGCTTGTTCCTGTTTTGGTATACTGATGAAACGCTGGATATCCTGCTTCTATCCCTACGGCTAAGTCTGCATTGTTTCCTATTTGATTTAAAAATGCACTTTTCATATCTCCGCTTGTTGCAGTAGGCTTAACCCAAACTATTCGAGTATATTGGGTTAATGCACTACTACCGGTCATTGTAAGATTTAATCTATCAGCACCACTAAAACTAAATGTACCATTACTATTATATGTTAAACTTGTTGCTGTTATTGTGTAATTTTTGGTTAGATCAAGAATTGCTGCTGTACTTGCCCGTGTACCTGCAACAAAAGGGCGAATTTCAGATGCCGTAGAGCCGAAAATAACTTGTGGATTTTTATAAAGAATATAGCCGCTACTAGCCAAATAACTACTACTACATGCTCCTGGATATAAGTACATATTAATTCCACCAGTTGCTGTTGCTTGTGTAGTAAAAGTAGCAGTTTGCCAAGTTCCTTTAATATTATTAGGTGCTGTTACATTATTGCCAGCCCCGGAACCTGTATTTTCCATGTTTGCCAAATAGTTAAGCGTAATATAATTTGCTGCATCAGGGCTTATGTAATAATCAAATGTAAAAGTTGCCCATTGTCCCGAAGTTAGTGTTGCGCTGTTTCCATGATAATGACAGCCTGTTAGACCTAAGTCATATCTATAAACTATATCTTCTGGCTGGATTTCGTACCCTCCGAAAATTCCTCTAAAAACTCTTTTAAAAGTTCCAGTTCCTTGAACAGCAAATGTTACATTATCATTAGAGTCTGGTGTAGGAATTGCAAATTGGTTTGTAATCGGTTTGCCCTTCCACGAATTTTTAGTGTTGTACATATCAAAATACAATACTAATGAATTATCAATTACAGGTGAGGTCCCATTTATAATACTCATAAACCAAATCTTCCTTTATGAGCATTAAAATTTCGAAGTATTTCTGTTGCGGTTAATGTTCGATTATAAATGCGTACCATAGGAACTTTGCCATCAAACCTATACCAATTTGCAGCATACCCGTCACCAACAGAAAAAGTGTAACCGGCATTTTCGTTAGTTTGTGCTCCTGCAAAAGAACTAGATGCAGTTTCTACACCATTGGTATAAATCTTCATAGTGGTATTAGTACCGTTATAACTAGTAGTAAAAGCCGCATGATACCAATTATTAGCAGCAAGGGTTGCTGAAGTTTGTATAGTTTGCTGAGCACCTCCTATACTGTTTGAAAAATATAATTTATTCCCGGCTTCTAACGCAAAATAAGGCAAATATCTTCCCATAAACATATTGTAAGCACTTGCGCTTCCGTTTGTACAATATATCCATGCTTCCCATGTTGCATTTTGACCAAACGTGTGTATGCTTGTATCTAACCTTTGATTTGCTCCACTAAAATTAAATGTACCATCACTATTATGAGTTACACTATTTGCTGTAATGGTATTATTACCTCCTAAATCAAATACAACTTGTGTATTTGCCCTAGTAGCATTACTATTTACATATTCCCTGCTTGACCCCGATCCTTGAAAAAGCATTATTTCTGATATATCAAATGCACTTTGTGCTGGCATATCTGTATTAAACCAATAGAAATATGTAGCACCTGATTGTGTAGTTGTAAAAGTGTGTTTAAATTGTTGCCAATTTTTTCTTAAAGTAAACTCTACATTATCAGTATTTCCGTTAGTCCATCTTTGCCAATTAGCACGTTTTCCAATAGCATTTGGAGTTGCTGCTCTATAATAAAATGTAGCAGTGTAAGTATTTGTTGCAGTTATTGAAGGTTCATTACCATATGCCATGCCATCGGTAACACCATCAGGTCTATACCAATGTATTCTTACACAATCATGATATCTTCCTTCTACCCGAAATCCGTTAGGAATGATTTGTTTCATTATTCCAGAATTTGGTTCATGCGGAGATCCCCACCACATTGTCGGAAAACTAGTAGCATTAACAGACACCCTAGTATCGTTATTTAAATTACTGTGTGCTGTGTCAAAAATTGTAGTGCTGTCTTGTGTATTGTTATGTGCGTGGAGACTAAATGTTGTATTGGACCATTTTCTAACCAAATACATCGTCCCTGCGGTAACTCCGCCACCTGTTGTTTGTGGAGTAACTACATCATATGTTCTTAACGGATGATTTCCTGATGTTGTAACAATATTACCGCTAACACTACTAATAGTACCTATTGAAAAATATGCATTGCTGTTATATTGATTTGTATTATATGTGCCCCAACCAGACCCGCTAGACGGATACCCTGCTGTTGTTCCATTTGGCACAAGGTTAGTTAAAGGCGCACCGACGTATGATCTCGGATTACCTGCATCATAATAAAAAGTTAACCCATCTGTAACAATAGCCGGTGAATATGTTATTGCCATTTATAATCCAAATCTTTGTTTTGATGCGTTATAATTTTGAAGAACATCTTCTAAATCGAACATACGACTATATGTTCTAACCACTGCTACACCGCCCGCATCAACAGTTCCTGCATAACCTCCCCCTATGCGAATTTCATTTGCTTTCGGAGGTAGTTGTCTTGCAGATTGTGAATATGATCCCGATGCAACTCCATTTAGATACCATTGTCCCGGAGACAAGTGCGGATTTAACACCAATACAACATGATTCCATGCGTTGTTTGTTAATGCTCCGGAACTTCCGGAATCGTATGGATTGTAGGCTCGATAACAACTAATATCGTTAGCAGTCTCCCAAGTCATAGCAAGTTCTTGTTCATAACTTTGATAAGTATTTCCGGCTTTTTCAAAAACAGTTCTTCTTGCGGCTTTAGTTTGATTATATAACCATAACTCAATTGTTGCACCGTATCTGTAATCTGTTTTTTGAGCGTCTGTAGTTGTACTAGACCAATACATCGAACTATTAAATCCAAAACATCTTGCTCCGCCTAATGTAGTAAAGTTAATAGTTCCGGTAGGAGAAAGATGGATTTTATTTTCACTTAAATCGTACCATTTTCTAGTAGGATTTCCCATTGAATTAAAAGTAGTTGCAGATGAACTCTGTTCAAGTTGCAATCCATCCCACCAAATCGTAGGTGAACCTCCTGCGTCAGGTCCGTCTAAACGTATTGCAATGCCAACAGTAGAAGCGTTTCCAAACGTAGTTGTAAAAGTAAATCTTTGCCAATTTGTTGTTATATTAATTGTTGTACTAGGAGCCTCAATATAAGTATTAGATGAATTTAATCCTAAAATAAAAAGTTGTCCTGTAGTTGCAATACTTGCTTTAGCATAAACACTTATAGTCCATGTTTGTGCATTTGCTGCCGGTGCAATATAAGTATTTGTTGTTGTTATGTGCGGATCAGCACCACTTACTACCATTTTCAAAGGAATGCCGCCAACAGGACTATCTGTTACAGTGGTGTCTCTTGAAATGGTAGCGTTGTTGCCTCCAGAACCCGACCATCCAAAAATATCTAAAGGGCTCGGATGAACATTGGGACTCCAACTTGCAGGATTTCCAGCATCTACACTAAATGTTAATTGATCATCAATTGTTGAGTATCCTAATGCTGAAGCCATTTACCACAATCCTTTGGGGCAAGTTTCCGAAGTTTTTAAATTAGAAAATACTATACTTTTTCCTGTTATTGTACAAAGTTGAATTGTTTTTATAACTTCAATCGTTTCTTCAACACCTTCTGCATTTCTTCTAGTCTCTGATGTTACTTCATAATTTAAATAATCACTACAATTTATACAAATATTTTCTATATTTGTTTTTTCAATTAAAGTTTTATCTATTATTTGAATATCGTCATTCATAATTATTAAAATTTATTTTAATTTTATTAACATCGGTTTTTAACATATCTATCGTATGTTGTTGTTCTTTTATTGCTTCAATTAATAAAGGAACTAATTTATCATATTTTATTGCTTTTACTCCGTTAAATCTAGTAGCAACAATTTCTGGTAGAATTTTTTCAACTTCTTGAGCAATGGTTCCGACATCATGCTTTCTAACATAATACCCGTCTTCACCGCCTCTTGATTGTATATAATCATCTGTCCAATCGAAATATACTCCACGAAGTTGTTTAATTTTTTCAATAGGATCGGATATAAGTGTTATATTTTCTTTTAATCGTTCGTCTGAACTGTAATAAGCAGTAATTTCATTTGCTGCTCTAATTTCTCCCAATGTTCCACTTGCTGCTGTACCTACTCCTAAAGATAGTACATAAGTCGAGGTAAACACTGTTAAACCACTACTTGAAATAGCACTAGCAGTACTTATAGTAACAGGACCTTTTGTTTTTGCTATTCTTACTAACCCAGTGTCTAAAACTTCTATGCTCGAAACCCCAGATACATCGTTAACTGAGAAAATAGTTCCAGTGAATGTATCCGAAATACTAAACAATTGTCCGCTAGTACCGTGAACTTCAAATCTGTTTGTAGGTCCATTAATTCCTATTCCAAAATTTCCTGTGCCAGGATTAACTGTAAAGGTGCTACTTGTATATAAATTTTCTTCTGTTGCAGACGTATTGTTTGAGTTTACAAAAGTTATAAAATGGCTAGCATTAGTTGTTATAGCCGAAGTATCAACTGTTCCTCTAGTGCCTTGAATACCTTGACGCCCTTGAACTCCTTGGATACCTTGTGTACCTTGCAAGCCTTGTACGTTAGCACCTGATCCCTGTATACCTTGAGTTCCTTGAACGCCTTGCGGTCCTTGAATACCTT